TTATACTTCATCTGATTCTCCTTTCCGATCCAGAGGAATGACAATTTCCACAACCGTTCCCTCTCCCGGAGCGCTGTGAATCCTCAGTCCATACGCCTCCCCATAAAGCAGCGTCAAGCGGTTATGAGTATTTTTCAGTCCTACCTTTTCCCTGGTTCCTTCCAGTGATACTTCCCCGCCGCTTAAATCCAGCTGCTTGGTGTCAAAGCCGCGGCCATTGTCCGCAATCCTAATCTTCAGGCATTTCTCCTCCTTTGTGATCGTCAGTTCAACGCAAACCCTTTCTATATCGCCTTCCATTCCATGAAGCACAGAATTTTCCACAATCGGTTCAATGGTGAGCCTGGGAATACGAACTCTTTCTAAGCCGGGTTCCATAGAGATATGATAATCGAGCCGGTCCTGGTACCTCTGCTTTTGCAGATATAGGTAAAACTCCGCGTATTGCACCTCCTCTGACAACGAGGTCATCATACTTTTTCCCGAATACAGGCTGGCCCGGAGCAAACCGGAAAGAGAAGCCAGCATCTGATAAACAGTCTCATCTCCGCACATTTTCGCTTTGATTTGAACTGTGGAAAGGACATTAAACAGAAAATGGGGGTTCATCTGCTGCTGGATAAACTCCAGTTCCATTTCCTGGCGCATAATCTTTGCTTTATAAGTATCGTTAATCAAAGTTTTCATTGCGGCGGTCATGTCATTAAAATACATACCCAACGCGTCTACGGCGCTGTTGCTGTAGTGAGGCATCTTTACATCATAATTTTTCTTTTTCACCTCATTCATACAAATTACCAGGTCTTTAATAAACGAGGTGCTTTTAAACGATACAATATATCCCACCGCCAAAAGCACTATACATAAGATACCTGCGATAACGAACAAAAAGGGAGTTCCCTCCAGGGTTTGGTCAATAATTACCTGCTCGGGAACCACATTGAGCAGTGTAAGGCTGTTAGAGGATAACGGTTTTGAAAAATACAGGTAATTTTTTCCGTCCCGCCTGAAATTACCGTTGCTTCCGCTTTTGATCTCCTGGAAAATGTCCTCCTCAAATTTTTCACCTACCTGGTCCCGCTCGGAAGAGGAGAAAATATAACCCTCCTCATCCAAAAGATAAGTAGAATTCCCCTCTCCGCCATAGTAGCGGGAATAATCCTGGTACAAAGCCTTTTCATTGGTCGCGATTACAATCGACAGAGAATCCGGAGAATTGAAGTCCCGCTGCATACGGCGCACATGGAAAATCTGGTTATTATCTACCACAGGTGGAATATCGCCAATAAACTGCTGCTCCTGATTTTCTTTCAATATCTGGTTTGCGCTGACAGCCGATTGATAAATGGTATTCGGCGTTATCTGGTTTGCTGAAACATAAAGCAGGGGATCATCGTTGAGCAGAATACAAATATAGCTGATATAATTAGTTTTCCACGCATTGCTATAGGTAAGCACATGATTAGTCTCGTTTTTTAAGTTATTGATATTCGTATAATAAGCGGAGCTGTCGTCGTCAAACAGCCTCGTGTTATTAATCCAATGGCCAACGGTTCCTCCAGTAGCTACCGCCAATCCAGTATTCGTAATGAAAGAAAAGGACTGATCAATATTCTGCACGGTTTTATCGGTATAAATCTGCATTTTCTCATAGGTATTTTCATATGCCTTGGAATACATCACCATCACTAAATATCCGCCAATGACCAGCATGGAAAGCAGCGTAAAGCACACACAAATGATCACAACCCGATTGTGTACCGGAGCTTGTCTTAGCAAGGAATCAAAAGACTTTTTCATTTTAAGATCACCTTTGTCATGTTATTGTTAAAATAAGCCTGCCGCCACAAGACAAACCTATTGATCATTAAGCTTTCATCTTGACTACTGTGCCAGTTGATTCATTCCTCGATAAGCACAGCTTAGACATTTGATTTGATCAAAAAACGCGGTTTTTACAGCACCCCTTCAATACGACAAATGCCGGCATCTAATAACCCCATTTAAATTTAATCGGATTGCAGATTCTCAAAATTCAAACCTTTTGGGATTGATATTTTTAAGGAATTTTAAGCAATATTTTGCCTGTTCGGGCAAGGTATTGCTTTTTTATAGCTATTTTTAAACGTCCACAAAAGTTTACAATAAAAGCCGCAAAAACCGTTCTCCGCGTTATTATATTTGGGGTAATGAACCGCTTTTTCACATTCCTTATGATAATTCTATTATCAGTTATATAAATTATTATAGAAACAAAAAAACTAGGATTTAAGCCATTTTAGGGGTAGTATGTAGGAATAATCCATGAATAAACCAATCGTCTACACATCTTTTTACGCTTTTTTACTCTTTTCTTCAGGTGCTTCAGCGCTTGTCTTATTGTACTTTACGGAACTAATTCCAAGCAGAACACCAAGGAAAGTATCGACTGCTGTAATCGTCCCCACAATCTGTTCTCCGTACGGAAGACCCCATATTCCAGCCAGTGCAAAATATAAAGTTCCAAGTGCCGGAAGCAAATACATTGCGATCCATTTCAAGATATCATATGTCTTATTAGTTATCTTCATTATCTCATTCCTCCTTGTGACTTATCATGTCGGTAGGGAGAGCATACACTTTTTTTAATTGTGCGTCCATGTCTCCGTTCCATCCATGGGACTTATAGTTTGAATACATTTCATCGATAAATCGACGTTCTGCTGAAGTCGCATATCTCTTGTTTAATAATCGTTCGATTTCCTCTGACATTCTCGCATATGAAAGAAGTCGAATGGTTTCCAGACTTGCTTTGACTTCAGCAAATAAAGATTCCCATTCGGCCTTGCTTTCTTTCTCTTGCCGATCTCGTCGATTAAAAAACCGTTTTACAAAAAATAAAACAACGCCATTCATTCCGAGTACCGAAAGAATGGAAATCACAAATTCCATTTTTCTGATTCAAACCTTTCTTAACTATTATAAGGTACCCTCAACCCAAGTTCCGTTTTTGACACCATATGGGATGCAATTAACCCATTTTCCATCCACAACAGCATATACTTCATAAGCGGCCCATGCACCGTTTGATAGAAAATGAATGCCATGTGACATTTTTATTATTTCGTTGGAGTATGCGCTATCTGTATAGTTATGTTGACCGGACGGATAGGAGATATTGCTGCCGTGTACACGAACAAAAAACTTATAAGTGCTTCCGTTAGTTCCTTCTTCCCATGTAAAACTTAAAGCACTTCCACGCTGAACAGTTGCTATTCGAACAGCCGATTTATAAGAAGTAGTTCCCTTTGCTTTCTCAGCAGCATATACTTCATATTTGGTGGCTTTATTATAACTGTTTTCCGTTGCAGCGCTCCATGATATTTTAACTTCTCGAAATTTACCACTGGAAGGATCTAGTTTTATATTCCCCATTTTGGGTGCTGTGGGGTATATTGTAACGGCTGAAAACTCTACATAGGAAGAGTTGCTATATGTCCCCGTAGTTCGAATCCTATATTGCACTTTTCCCGGTTTGGATGCAGGTTGATGGGTATATGTTGTGGAAGTAACATTAATGCTTCCAGTCCAGCCTCCCCATGCATTATTTGAATATGTTCGATATTGTATGTTGTACCCCTTTACCGGATTATTTGTACCCGCTTTTCCGGCAGTCCAAGTCATTTTGATTTTGCCGCCAAAAAAGACCCATGAAACATTGTTTTTCAGATTCGTAGGTTTGGAGGGGGCAGTACGATAAGGAGTAATCGCGGGAATAGTCGCCGACTTGTTTGAAAAAGCACCAGAAGTAAAATAATCCGATGTCATCGACATTGTGACTTTTTGCGCTGCTCCGCTCGAATTCGAAATAGTAATGGAGACTGATACGGTTTTTGTCTGACCGGCAGACATTTCCAACGTGCTATTTGCATTTTTAAATGTCGCCGTGGCGGACTTTCCACCTAATGTAGCTTTAAAAGTCATCGCACAGCCGGTTCCCTTTCCGAGCCAGCCGCTAGTATTTGAAGTACCAGCATGATTTGTAAATCGGCCTCGTGCCTCAATTTTATAAGTAACGTTAGCACCGGATCGGGTAGCTGTGTAATATATGTCATAGGTTAAAAAAGGCGAATCATTAGATGCATTCTGTGGCTTAATAGTTAATAATTTTGTAGCCATGTTATCACTCCGTTACTGGTTTTAACCATAGCATGTTTTCTTTTATAGATGGAGTAGATGATGATATAATCACACCAATGGATTTCTGAACACGCTCTTTATCCTCATTAGTATAGTCATTAGTCGAAAGCCCTTTTCCGGCTTCTGAATCCTGTTTTCCGTTAATTAAATTTAAAAGATTCCCAGCCGTATCACCATCTAAGGCTCCTTGTATTTCACCAAACCATGTAGTAAATTGCGCTTTCTTTTCCCCCATCCATTCTTCGCACTCTTGTTGTTCTTCATTAACCCATGTATCCCATTGGGCCTGCCATTGTGCCACAATATTATCGATATCTTGTACTTGCAAGATACCTGTAACGTAAGGGCAAGCGCTAGTCCCAATCATATTTGTAATATCTCCTTGGGCAATTGATTCGGAATCTGCCTTTCTAAAAATATAAGCCAACGGATACTGATGCACTTTCTCGCTATTCGTAAGAGTCGGTCTTGATGGAGAACTCCCTGCTACACCCTTAATAATTTTTATTTGACCTTCCCGGACAGAATCCGTATGATTAATTTCAATTACCACTGCATCAATACGATCAAGCAATACTTCTGAGTCATCGGCTGTCAAGGGGAGCACAGCATCGTTATAAACCCAAGCACTATTAAACCATGCTCTTCCTATTCCCACCGTGATAGAGTTGCCTGTATTTGCTTTAACACTAAACGCTGTTCCAATATTTGCAAAAACCCCATCGTTAATAATGCCGTTAAATATGGATGACATTTGCTCGGCGTTATATTTTCTATCGCCGTTGAGCGAATTGAAAAAACCACTAGTTACACTCATTCTTCATTTTCCTCCTCCGTTATAGTTTTAAAAGTTGGATATACAGATTTTCCATTCTCGTCCTCCGAAGACACAACTTCTAAAATACGAACAGTGCTTTCATGACCATATTCATTAGCAATTTGAACGATATCGCCCATAAAAAAATCCTCGCCATATCTGAACATTATGTTTGTTTCTATTTGACCTTCGAATGAGGTTATATCTCGATTTTCAGCTAATTTCTCGTTTCCTCTTTGTTTTAATTGAGCAGTATATTCAGATTCAGTAAGAGTGGTATCGTCTCCTACGTTTGATGAAATATCTCTTGCATCTGTAAAAAGTTCTCTTCGTTCTAGGCCAGAAGAGTTACCAACAGCAGCGTATTTTCGATCCGACCCTTCGCCTTCTCCTCCAACAAGAGATACATTTTTTAGCGCTGCTTTTGACTCAATGTAATTACTATTCATTAGATTTTCAAATTTTTGGGAAAAAACAACATATGGATTCTCAGTTTGGGCATAAGACCTGTCGGCACCAGAGTATAATTGAAAAACAAATTGCTTTGAATCATTCAAAGTAATTTTAAATCCGATCCCGTGTTCTTTGCACATATTACAAATTACATCGTACAGATTATCTCCAGTATATTGAGCATCTATAGACAACTTTGTAATTAATGGGTCCTCCGAGGGTTCAAAGACAAAATTGTCTATTTTACGATTGATGTCAGAAGGCGAAATCATAGCTTCATTAAGAAGCGTTTTGATGCCATTTTGAAGGTTTCCGCTTATAGTTTTTTGGCCCCAAATAATTCTTCTATCTAAAATAGATTCAAGCGAACGCCCACTAACTGTTATATGGTTTCCGTCTTCAACATCCGAACTGATAAGTAATTTTTCTATAATCATAACGTGCTCAGAGTACCGATTTTGCAAGAAATGATCTTGGCGGATATAATCTAGAAGACTATTGTTCATTGGCAAATATAATTCAAAATCACCACATTCTTGATAGCGATCTGTCCAAATACAAGACTCATAAACATCTACAATTTGGATAGCGTTTAGATTTTTATCCAAAACAGCCAATTCCATTATTATACCCCCTCATAGATGATCTTGTTCTCGATTTTAAACTGTAGATTACTATTTCCTGAATCAGCAGTATAGGCGAAAATATTGTCGCCTTTTGATAACTGAAACCAATCAGCGTCCTTTGACAAGCAGTTGAGAATGTTAATCGTATTTCCTTCTCGGAGCAACGTAATCGATTTTTTGCCTTTCACTGTACAGATGATAATATCGTCTCCAGCTTTTATGCCATTTCCGGTAAATTCAGCTATTTTATCAGTATCGATACGCATAGATTCTCTCGTCTCAGTATTATGAATAGTAATGCCGCTCGCTTCCCCTACTGCATGAATAGTAATGGTTATACCTACTTCTGAATCTCCATTATAAAATATGTTCTTTGAAGTTTGATTAAGAATTACTCCAAAGTTCATCATCTTATCGATAAGGGATTCGTTGCTAAAAGGAAACTCAAAAGCAGGTTCGATCCCGCTAAAGACTGTGAGATTTACAGAATCTTTCCCAGCTAAATAAAAAAATGGATCGGGGCAAACAATAGAAATAGATGTTCCTTCATCCTTGCTGAATATTTCAGGGTCATTAGACTCTACATATCCATTTATTTCTGCTAGGCGATTCTCTGTTTCGAACAATAATGTAAGCGGCTTTTTTATCGGAAAATATTTATACGAAAGCTGACGTACACTTTCTATGGAATCTTTCCATAGAAATCTAAGTGTTATCACAATATTTCGACTAGAAAGACGTGCAGAGGTAAAAAGAGAACCATCCGTAGTGGATATATCTGTTTTATTGATTTCTGCTTTTCCCGGCCCTAACCCAGTGATGCTTGTTACTGCGAAACCAGTTTCATCGGGTCGCGACAGACTAAGTTTCAGAACGTCTCCTACATAGTTGGTCACAGTAATCGTTTTAATCATGACCCCACTCTCCTTTTCTCCTTCCAAAAATACTTAATGGGGGAGCGGTTAAAAAACCAGACTCCCCCTATCAAGCTTAGCCTCTATCGCTTAAATAATCGGTAAAAATCCATAAAACAAATCATGTTCCAATTAATCCTTTCCAGGCCGAAAACTGATTCTTGGTCTGCCTATAAAGTTCAATTCTCGACAGAGCTTTAGGCGAATAATTATTCTGCACAAAAGAGTAGGAGTTTCCTAACGCTCCAGCAATCCCCTCATTTTGAACAGAATCCGATATGTTACGGTTCATCGACGCGCTGATCGTATGCGCCTGATTCTTGCTGAGAATGGCCGACAAATTAGTGATACCGGATCTGACATCAGAAAGATCAAGAACTGGACGAATAGTCGGCCTCAACTCCATGTCGCCGTCAACAAACTCTCTCACCTTGGAAACCGCCTTATTCAAACCATTTTTTGCAGATGAGGCTATTTCGGTGCCAGCTTTATAAGACTGTTTGGCATAGTCAAAAATCGCATTTACAAACCCTAGACCAAAGAAACCGCCAATCCGTCCGCCGACCCTGGACGGAGAATTGATATCAAGTTCTTCCTCCGCTGCATCGGCAGCAGCGCCTGCCATCGACTTCGCTTTTGCTTCAGCCAAATATGTATATTGGCTGATACCATTTGCAAAGCCTTCGACGAGATACTTACCAGCGTTATAGAAATTGTTATAACGGTTTCTTACTTCTGTCACACAACTATTTACCGCCTGAATGAAAGAATCCTTCGCTGACTGTTTCTTAGAGTTTGCACCAGTGGTAAACTGTGTCATGATGGTCTGGCCTACAGATTTAAATTCACCAGTTTTACTCCTAACCGCATTCAAACAGTTGGTAATAATGGCAACAAAGGCATTACGAGTTGAAGTCCCTTTCCCCTTAGCCCCGGAAATAAAGTTTACCATCATGGCGCTACCAATCGAAGCAAATTTATTCTGCTGGCTCGAAAGTGCAGCTACGACACCGCTAGCGACTGATGTAAATGTTGAATTCACCTCAGATTTTTTGGCATTTACACTACTGACAAAAGTAGTAATCATAGTATTAGCCGCGGAATTGACCCTGGAGTTAGCATTTGAAAAAGCATTAATGAACCCGTCTATTCCGGCATTGCCGAGATCAGTAAGATTCTGAGCGAATCGAGACATACCACTTGTGTCAACATCGGTAATCCCTTTTGCCAAGTCCACAAGATTTCGAAATTGATATACTATGCCATTAAGCTTTGATACATCAACATTACGAACACTTGCGTAATAAGACGCAAAGGATTGACCGAAGGAAACAAGTTGACTGCCAAAAGAAGCAATGTCATTGTCACCCGTAAACCAACTTACAACACCACCTGTATTTGGCAAATTGTTCGACAATTCGACCAGAGCTTTTGCCGCATTTGCCGAGTTGACGACGACATTCGCATCCAAACCTGTAACAGATAACGAATAGTCCTTCATCGCTTTTCCAAAAGGAACCAGTTGCTCCCCAAATAAATCAAGATCATTTTCCCCGGTAAAGAATCCAACAACACCGCCAGTATTAGGTACCGTATTCGCCAATTCAACTAATGCCTTGCCAGCAGTAACAGAATTGGTAATAACGTCTGTCTGCAATCCTGTAACAGCAAAAGAGAATTCTTTCATAGCTCGACCAAATGGAATCAACTGTTCTCCAAACACATCCATATCATTTTCGCCAGTAAAGAATCCAACAACACCGCCGCTGTTCGGAATAGTGGATGCCATCTCCGCCATCGCTTTACCAGCTGTAGCTGCCTCTGTAATAACCCCGGCATCTAATCCTGTTACCTCAGCGGCAAAAGCTTTCATAGCCCGACCAAATGGAATCAACTGTTCTCCAAAAGCGTTCATGTCATTTTCACCAGTAAAGAAACCGACAACGCCTCCACTATTCGGAAGAGTAGCAGCCATTTCAGCCAAAGTCTTACCAGCAATAGCGGCATTAGATACGGTTTCACCATCGAGTCCGCTTACTTCAGCCGAGAAAGCTTTCATGGCGGAGCCGAATGGAACGAGTTCGGAGGCGAAGCTGGATAAAGAACTTCCGCCAGTAAGCCATGACGTTAATCCTTCCAAAATATTTGCCGCAGTAAGAATAAGAATGGTTTCAGCAAGAGCTTTTACGCCATCCATCATAGCGGGGTCAATGCTCGCCGCACCGTCAAGAAATGGTTGAACATTTTTCATAAAAGCCGACAAATCAGAACCAATTTGAGGGAATTGGCTCGATACACCGCTCATAAATCCGCCAACAATACCACCTATGAACTTGCCGATTGCTGTACCAATTCCTTGCAGCAAATTGCCGCCTTCATTGATAAGCCAGTCAAGCCCTGGAATTTGGGCCAGTGCACCGATAGCAGCAAGAACCAGAGCGAGTTCTGCAATAACCACGCCAATACCTAAAACGCCGGCCATAGCCCCTGGAACCAAGCCTGCGACAGCGCTAAGCGCTGCCATAATACCGGCCAAAAGGCCAACTCCAACTATACCTTGCAGTAACGTTTCAGTGTCAATCCCTTTCAGTGCTTCTACGATGCCGGCAAAGAATGCCATAAGCACATCAATTGCGGCTTTAATCAGTCCAGGGAGATTTCGAGCAATCCCCTCCAGCACACCAATCAGGAACTGGAACAGAGAATCGACAATTTGAGGCGTGTACTGCACCAACGCCTCAAGGACACCGGCAAGAAGCTTCAACGCCCCATCCGCAATGGTCGGCACACACTCGACAAGAACGTCGACTAACGTTAGCACAAGTTCTTTAATTGCTTCTCCGATAGGCCCCACACTATTCGCGATGACTTCGCAGAAGGCAACGATTGCTTCACCGATCTTTATAGCAATGGCAGGAATAAGTTCAGCAATTCCCGTGATAATAATGGTTAGCGATGCTGCAACAGCAGTGGCCCCTGCCGTACCAGCCGCAGCGAGAGCTGAGAAACCGACAGCCATCGCAGAAAGGCCGACTCCAGCAGCCAACAGCCCAGCGCCAATCCCGAGAACAGCCACGCCAAGCAAAGCGATAGCCCCACTAAGCCCAAGAATAGTTGGCACAAGTGGGGTAAGAACCGCACCAGCGACACCAATGACCGCAAAAGCACCGGCAAGAGCGACGAGGCCCTTAGTAATAGCTTCCCAACTCATAGCGCCAAGAATACTGAGAACTGGAGTAAGTACTAACAACGCGGAAGCAGCTACCAACATAGCGGCAGAACCAGGCAATGTACCTGTCATAGCGTTTAAACCGATGACAAGAACAGTCATAGCTCCAGCTATTCCAACAAGACCTTTTGTTAGTCCTTCAGTATCTAATCCGCCAATTACTTTTAGTGATCCAGCCAATAACAACAAAGCGCTTGCTGCAATTAGCAAAGAACCGGAACCTTCCGATGAATACTTAAGTTTATTCAAACCGATAACAAGTACCGCCATAGAAGCACTAATTCCGATAAGACCTTTTGCCAATCCAGCTAAATCCATACCACCAATTTGTTTTAGAGCTTGTGCAAGAATAAGAAGAGAAGAAGCTGCAATCAGCATTTGTCCGGCACCTTTAATCATGGTATCGCCATTTGTTTTCATCGTTTTAGAGAACAACGCTAGAGTTAAGGCTAATGAGCCGAGACCTGCCATACTTTTAATTAAATCTTCCCAACTTAATCGAGCAAGATCTTCGCAAACAGATGCTAAAATTTTGATTGCTGTACCCATAACAACCATCTGAGTAGCGCCCTGCATAAAGGTTTTTCCATCGGTAGACATTGTCTTGGCAATGACTTTTATTATTTCAACAATGCCTACTAAACCCGCTAAGCCTTTAGTAAGCTCTTCCCAAGTCAAAGCAGCAAGTTCCTCACATACGGAAGCTAGAATTTTAATAGCAGCCGCAAATATAACTATTTGAGCAGCGCCTTTAATAATGGTAGAATCATCAGAGCTCATAGCTTTTGCCATAGCAACTACAATAGTAGTCAATCCAGCAATACCAGTAAGTCCAGTCGCAAGTTGACCAATATCCAAACCACTAATTTGCTTAAGAGCGGAAGCAAGGATCAGAACTGACATCGACATTCCCAGCATGGCAGTAGTGCTCTTAACGACGCCGGTTGTTTGCCCGCTTATTTTATTAAAAATAGCCATCGAGGACATCAAATCGGCAAACAGCACTGTGATAGCTCCGAGAGATTTCGAAAGTTTATCGCTGTCAATTAACGCAAGCGTCACCAAAGAAGCAACAAGAATCGCAATAGCTCCAGCAATTTTTAGCAAAGCGCCAGCCTTCAGCTGTGTTTGATAAGCTTCGAAACAACCCCTCACGCTGTCAAGGATACCAATAAGAGAATCTTTGATGCTGCCAAGAGAATCGATCTGTTCTTTAAATGTACCCACAAATTTAGTGATGCCAACCGCGATTGCGCCGAACGAAATACCATTAAACAGATCGATGATTCCATTGAAATTCGCATTGCCAAGACTTTCTGTTAAAGTAGAACCCACCTTGCCTAACGCTTTAGAAATTCCGCTTCCGATTCTCTTTACAGCATCCCAGATAGCTTGAAGAAGCTGCATAAACTGACAATTTTCAAGCGCTTTTCCCATGGCGTCAAATGCAGATGCCACTCCTATTTCCATTCCCCCGACAGCGTCACCTATCTGGGACATACGGGCCTGAACTCTTTCCAAAAAAGCATGAAATATTTCAAACCCGGGGAACACAAATTTTTCGGCAATAAGATTAATGAAATCACGAATACCAACCGCAACGGTTTTGATAACACTCGCAATCGTTTTAATAACATTTACAATTGTTCCAAATATCTTATTAAACACATCACTCTGCTTAATGAGTTTATTAAGCTCGACCAGCCATTCTCCAAAAGACCCTGTTAGTTCAAGAACACCAGAGCCGAGACTTCCCACGCCCCCAAGCAAAGAACCGACAGCGTTGAATACCGCCATTACAACCTGACGAATAATATCCAATACTGCAAACAAACCTTTGAAGGTGTTTTTTAGATTTTTTGATGTTTCGTCGCTAAGCGTCAATCGTTCCGTAAGCGTTTTGAGTCCTTCTGTAAATCCATACAGCTGCTCAGATGTAATAGGGGGGAATATCTCCCGAAAAGCATCTTTGATAGGCGTAATAACGCTCATTAAACCTTTTGCGGCATTCCAAAGAGCCTGTATCAGATTTTCACGGCCAGATGGGCGCAGTATTTTATCGGTGAATTCGTCCATAGAGATGGAACCATCCCGGAGTCCAGCGTCCAACTTCTCAATTTGCTTAACCATATCCGACGTATATCCGGCTGCTTTTAGCTCTTTGTCGGACATAGCGCTCATTTTGTCCTGAAGTTTATAAACGGCTTGGGAAAGAGTATCGGAAGATATAACTCCCTCACTTAGCCCCTTCTTTAAGGCATCGCTGAAGTCTTCAGAATCGGCAACCATTTTATCGAATGCTTTGCCGTTCTTTCGGGCAACTTCCTGAATGGCTTCAATATATCCCGCTTCGTCTGCTATTCCTTGGTCGAGCAACTGTTTCCATCCAGAACTCAAAGCTCCGCTCAATACTTCATTTCTTGCTTCGGCTGTTTTTCCAATTACACCGCCAATCGTATCCGAAACTTCAGTCAGAAGCTCTTTAGCCTCTCCAAAATCACCGATTAAAATTTCCCAAGTTTGTGTCCAACCTGACTGAGCGCTTTCCTTTAATGTATCCCATAACTGGGTGAAGGTTTTTACCTTCGTCGCAGCGTCTTCAGCGGTTTTAGCCATCTGTACGATTTCTTTGGCTTGTGATTTTGAATAACCTTGTTGAATGAGATCCGCTTCTGTATATGCACCCGCAAACTGCTTTAAAGTTTCGGTAAGAACTTCTGTGGTAAGCCACTTACCTTTGGTAAGAGACTCTCTAAAAGAACCATATGATTTTATGGCATCCTTTGCTCCGGTACCCAGTAATTCTGAAGTTCTTATCAAAGCGTCTTGGAATACCTTACCGCCCATTCCAGCATTTACAACAGAGTTCCAGTCCATAAGCTGAACCTTACCTGCCGCTAATGCCTGAGAAAGCTGGTACATCGCCGTAGATGCCTGTTGAGACGATGAACCAGACACAGCCGCCAGATTAGCAATACCCTTAATAGAATCCACAGAAGTCTGTAGTTCAACGCCAGCCGCTGTAAATGTGCCGATATTGCGAGTCATTTCGGTAAAATTGTAAATGGTTTTATCTGCATAGACGTTCAGTTCATCTAAGGCCCGATTTACTTGTTGGAGATTGGTTCCTTCGTGCTGTGTATTGGCCAAGATTGTTTGAACCGCGTTAATCTGCGTCTCATATTCTTGAAAACCCGTCGCAATAGGATCAATAGTGAGAGCAGAAATCATCTGCTTACCAGTATTGATAGCGGAATTGGTGATATTCGCGAGGGCGGTTACAGCTATGACCTCTAAAGCGGAGAACTTCATACGAACGGATTCAACAGCCGTCGAAAGTCCAGACATATTAACTTTCTTAGCTGCATTGTCGATATCCTCAAATCCTTTTGTCGCACCGCTCAGGTTTAAACTGTTCTTCAGTTTATCCAGTGTAGACAAGCTGGTCTGGACATTTCGTTCAAACCGGCTGTTATCGAATCGCATTTCCACGACTCTTTCATCAATCGTAGTGCTCACAGCTTAGTAACCTCCTTCCATGCCTGTTTTGCGAGTTTATCAAAAATAGGCTGGACAGCAGGATTGATAAAGTCTCGACCCTGTACCCAGCCTCCGTTGCGAGTCCCATGCCCATATTGCAAAATAATGGCTATTGGAACTCCATTTTGAATGTTTGAATTGTAAAATACGAGTTTAACGGAACTCTTCCGGTTTTCAATTTTGTAATACCATGAGTTAGCTGTCTGACCGCTGTCAATAGGTGTAGCAGACGCAAGGGCAGCAACCCCTTCTCGACCATATTTATCAAGATTTCCGATCCGGACAGCTTCTTTTGCTCGTTCCAAAAACCTAGTCGTTTTAGAGAAGTCGCCCTTTTGCCTGAACCTAATCATCCGATCCTCCTTTTACAGAAGTTCGTTTACCCTTTTCTGGACAGCGCTGTAATCGTATCCAGCCGCAGTCAAACGATCCTTTCTATCCTGTCCATTGCCCCAGTCTCCGCGGATTACCTCTTTCGCAATCTCGTCGATTGACTTTTTATTGGACGGTTTAGAAGAACCATTCAAAAGCGCGTTGACCTTACTCTGTACTTCGCTGTAGTTATAACCAGCTTTTTCTAAAGCGGTTTGGCGCTCCTGTCCATTACCCCAATCTCCTCGAATTACTTCTTTTGCGATTTCGTCCACGGATTTCTTTTTAACCGGAGTGGAGGTAGAAGCGGAATTTAAAAGCGCATTGACCTTGTTCTGCACTGCGCTGTAATCATATCCAGCGTCAGTCAAAGCCGTCTTTCGCGCTTCACCGTTGCCCCACTTACCGGCGATCACTTCTTTTGCAATTTCGTCCACCGACTTTTTGTTAACAGGGGCGGAAGTCGAATCTGAACCGTTCAGAATCTCATTTACTTTTGTCTGGACAGCGCTGTAATCGTATCCAGCCGCAGTCAAACGATCCTTTCTATCCTGTCCATTGCCCCAGTCTCCGCAGATTACCTCTTTCGCAATCTCGTCTACCGATTTCTTATCGACAGAGGCAGAAGTTTCGTCTTCAACGCCAAGGCGTTTGTTTACTTCCGCGGCAATCTGTCCAAGCCGGTTGTAAATATAGTCGCCAGGACAGGATTTATTTTCATAATCCCGATGTACGGTCATATTGCAGCCATTCAAATGCTGAACCCGTGTAGTCTTGTCGGTAGACCAGACAAGTTTTGAAATCCCGTTGCGCTTGCAAATATCAGTGCAAAGGTCAATCAGTGTAGCATAAACCTTATCGTTGATAGCATAAGGATGTGTCGTGTCGCTGGCGCATTCAATGGTGATTGCACGGTTGTCGTTCGCAGCATTAGAGGAACACCAGGAACGGTCTTTTTCCTCAACATACATTCCCACTCTTCCATCTACACCAATTCCGTAATTGGGAGCTGCCCGACGGGAAGTCGGTGCAAATATGTTGCCAAGAGTTTCAACAGAGCACTGCCCAACAACGCAATGAATTGTAATAGTGTCGATTGCGTGATTACGCGGGCTATTTTTATTCGGGCTTATTTTGGTATAGCTAACCAATGAACTGTTGCTCATGTAAAATCCTCCTTATATGTTTTAACCTTTGGAATTGAGACGGCTTCTGCGAGCTGCGTTTAAAGCGGCATTCCGTCTCATAATTTCACGCTTACTTCTCCGTTTTGGCGGCGAGTTCTTGACGTTACAAACCCGAATCAGAGTCAGCAACCTATTAAGATGCCACTTTTGAAATTCCACTGGAATATTAAGAGAAATCATCCAATAATAAATCAACTCTGATGTGACGGTTTCCCGTCCTCCTTTTGCTGTTTTATCTTCCGAGAAAAAGGTCGCAGTCATAGGAGATTCTATGTAAGCGTTAATCTCTTTGTAGTTATCAGTTGTAAGTCTTGTATATACTTCGGGATTCACGTTTTGGGTAAGCGTCATACACTTGACATAATCTAAAATTTCTTCTTCGGTTTTTTCCTGTTTGCCAAGAAACGCTTTACGCCATTTGGATTCCCATTTTGAAAGAGAGACTAAAGAATGCTCTAACTGCAAAGTCTGCTCTTTCGCGTAGACGAACTCTTCGTTGACTTCATCCCAAAACTCGGCAGCCGGTATCGTGATTCGAAGCATTCTTTAGCCCTCCGATTTTCTAAATTATTGGTTGACAGAAGAAATCGCAGGCTGCGCGGCTGGTTTCTTATTCGGAACAACTCCGTTCACAAACTCTGCCGCCTTATCGGCATCCGTAGCCAATTCCATGTACAACTGCGAATAAGCTTCGGTCTGTGAAAAGGCAGTAGAAAGCTCCTTGGATTTGATAAAACGTTTTCCGTCGGCACTCTTTTCGCCATAGGCTTTAAAGATAAAATCTTTAAACACCTTGATGATGGTAGGGGTATCCTGAGCCGCAACGACGCGACGAATCATATCGCCGAAGCCGCCAGTGGTGCTCATCTCCATCTCCAAAGCCTCGGCTTCGGTAAGATTGAACCAGAAATCCTCCGTACGCTCAGTACCGTTATAATCGGTATAGGTAATTGTTTTCTTCAGCATAAGTTTTTTCTCCTTTCAAATAAAAAAATACAGAGCCGCCAGCTTATCCTGAATACGGCTCTGCGATAAAATTAGATTTTTATGGTATGTTTTTGCTTAACCAACAGGACGCATCAAAGTGATGAGCTCGTCCGGCATGGGCAGGCGAGGCTCGATACCGCTATCTTCCTCAAGCTCATCGGCATCTTTGCCATACAGAATGTCCTCAAGAGCAGAAAGTTTTTCGGCATCAATTTTCGTTGAGTCAATAGTTACACAGGCAGTAGGTTTAAAACCTGTAACGGCAACCGGTGTAGTGCTTACTTCCCAAGAGAAGGTAATTGCTTCTGGACTGTCGTTGACAGTCGCGTATCCCTTTTCGGACGGGGCTGCCTGAGCGCCATAAATCAGATGCAATTTATAGCCGTGGTCATTACTATCCACATCATTGCCAAGAATTGTTCTATAGCAGAGGCCAAAAGACTTTCTTGCCTGCTGTCCGATCATCACGCCGTCGACAACTTCCGCGGACCCATCACATTCCGCAAATTCATCTGGATAAGTATAAGCTTCAATAGTCGCGCCGAACTCCTCGGCGGACATCAGATTCAGATATTTGATATTATCGGCATAAATCGGGGATGCCTCAGCGCCAGAAGGGCTTTCTGTAACAGCTGTAAGGCCATTCCACGCAACACCACTGGCATAGCCGCCTCCGACCTGCGCTGGATAGAGAACGCCCCGGTCTACACCGGTTTCGTAGAAACGCTCACCGGTTTTATCCCAAACAAGTTTACTCATATGTTTTTGTTCCCCCTTATTAAAAGTAAAGTGAAAAGACATAGTGATTTAAGTTATCACTTTTGTAATGCCGCCCAAAACGGCAGGTTGGTAGAGCAGCGACCTTATCGACGAGTTCATTGTCCGGATTTTTATCAATAACCGTCACTGCATATTGTTTTTTAGACAAATATACCCCGCCATCGGCAAACGTGTTCTCAATATCATCGAGACCGTATACAATGGCGGGGTATTTCATATTAATTGATGCAGGGGGCTGAAAATAACATCGGCAATCAGCTCCTTGTATTGGGCAAGAAAGAATTTCACACAACACGTTATGGAGCAGAAGTCGTCTTTTGTTCGTTGTAAACACCCCCTATTGTTAAAATCAGACGCGGATATTGAACTTCAACATTAGAAATCTTCCATTTAGCGCCCATAAACTCAACATATTTCATCGAGTAAAAATTCTCACTGGCAAATGGATCGGCCAGGATACTAATCTCATTGGCGACATTGATGTCGTCATTGAGTTGATCTGCTGATTGGAGTTTACGGGTATTACGAATCAAATCACCGAAATACATACGCTCGGTAATCTGTTCTCCCCAAACGCCCGGAGTTGTTTCCTTTGTCACAGCATAGCCGATTGCTCCATAAAATTTCGCCATTTTGAATTTTCCTCCTCGATATATTTAACTTTCGGAAGAAGCTAAAGTTAAGCCGGTAAGGCCGTAAGTCTTAGTGATAGATTGCTTGTCCTTTGTAGCAACAACTTTGATACTCTGCGTATCTTTGTTTGTAATACGAAGGACAATATTTCTATCATCATCCAGAGTTACCGGTCCTTTGGTTCCTCCAACCAGTTCAACAGTCGTGGTCACGCCGTTTTCAGGAACAGTAGATACTTTTAACGCCAGATAATTGCCCTCTTGGTCGGCAGTCACGTTGCTGAATCCCGTATAACCAGTAACATAATTAAGAGTACCGACGATTTCATCTTCCTCAATAACTATATTACTCTGTAGTTCGGCAGCGGCCTTTCCAAGCAACATACTCTCATCAGATTCGGGCTCTACTGTGAGAGACATTAAAAAGTTTCAGTTACCTTTTCTTCGATAACAATGGCCGACTTGATTCTGGTAAGCTGACCAGACTTGCGAGTCTCCAGCAAAGACTGAAGCTGGTTGAATTTGATATCGAAATCGGTGAAATGAGTTACGTCGCCGCCTTTAGAAGCGCCGTAGCCGTAGTCAGCCATGTTCACGCAGATAGCATGAAGCTTATGCTTAACCTTGTCGTTATCCGTGCGGATCTTGTTCTCGAACTGAGTGACCTCATAAATGTTGGCAACGCCCAGGGCCGCGGCAAGTTCGGTATCAGTCTCGTAAATGCGACGACCATTGCGGTCCCTTGCGAGGATCATAGTGTTGTGCATATCGGTTGTGATAAAGAGATCGGGTTTGCCAGTTCCACGGAAGTCCTTGCGAGCTTTGCGCAGAGCGGTGACCATGGCTTCCGCATAGATAAAGCTCTCGCCGAAATAATTCTCGGTGCTGCTGCCCTGAAGCTCCTTAGCCATAGCCGCAAAGTCGATGTCTTTATGGATCGTGTACAGCTCATCATCGAGCCAGATCGGACGAATATGTTCGGGAAAGATTTTCTCCGGATCGCTGTCCGGACGATCATCGCCCAGCATAGTGGCAACAGCCAGAGTTTCTTTCAAAGAAATCTGATCGATGCCATACTGGAACTGAACATAATCGAAATCTTCGATATCCGTCACATCATCACGGTGCAGTTCGGAAGTTACATACACAGTCTGAGGATCTGTAGTACGTCTCACCAAAGCATAGTTACCGGTAATCTTCTTTTCGTTACCCTTCTTGTAACCCTTAGCAGACAGCGCATCAATGTTGCGGATATCTACATGGGAAGTACGAACGCGACCATGAGGAATCTTCTGTGTCTTAGACATAATAGCGTCAACCCAGCCCATATCATTAGTGATAAGTTCAGGAGTACGACCAGGATGAGCTTCAACATACTCGGGAAACAGATTGGTAACATTACCGTTTCCTGTCTGAGTAAAACCGCTGATATCGGCGTGCTGGAGATTATTTTCCTCCATATAAATCTTCATTGCGGTTTTCAAAGAGCCTACTCCGCTGGACTTTGCCAGGCTCAGAATTTCGCTCTGCGCCGCATGAGACAAAACATTCTTATTGTCCTGCTTGTCGGTGTCGAACACATTATGTTTCATTGATTTATCCTCCTTATTGGATTTATTTTTTGTTTTGTTGGTATCACTATCGTTTTCATCGCCAACTTCCAATTCGCCGTCAAGAGCCATGCCGATAAGTGCATACATAACAGTTTTCTGTTCTTCAGTCATACTTTCCAGCACATTGTCGAGTGTCTTTTCGTTGTCGGAAGGCTTGTCTTTCTCGAGTTCTTCTTTAGCGCCTTCACCGTTTTCGTCCGCCTGTTTATCGTCGCTAGCATGAGACAACGACAAGGAAAGCGGAAGACCGGTATAAATGACACCTTCGTCTCCGGAAACCTCGCCATGTTTTAGCATAGAATCGATGAATGCGCCTGGATTAGCTCCAGCATGGACAAGGCTGACTTCACGAATCTCTCCATGAATTACATCCGAACCTCTCTGCTGAAGCTGATTGGCATAAATGGACAATGCACAAATATCACCGTGCTTCACCAGGGTTTTAGCAACTTCTCCAGACTCGGAGTCGTTAAAGAACCCATAGGTGTAAACGCCTTCGTCACGGTTTTCGAGCCATGCATGGCCTAGAACGTTGCGAGGGTCATTATGCTGGTGATTCCATACAAGCGGAACTTTAATCCCGTCATTATGCTTAAACGCATCTTTACGAATAACTCTTCCGTCAGAGCATTTAAGATCATTCCGGGTTGCCCAACCGCTGAAATCACAAGCTTCAGCCTGGAATGTTTTTTCCATTTTGAATTATCCTCCTTATTTCGAAATTATTTAGAGCCCCTTATCGAATGAACCTACTAAGTTTCCACCAGTTTTTCCTCGACAGGCGGTTCTGAAGCAGATTCGCTTGGTGCACTCAAATTTTTGTTCCTAAGTTCATCTGCCCTTGGGTCATCCGAAGGTTTCATGCCGACAACCTGTCGAAATTCATTCGATGTCATAATTTCGTTTCGAGTAAACTTGTCCGCAATTTCAGCGATATCGTTTACAGGCACAAGTTTGAACGGGTCTCTAAAGAATGAAATCGACTGAGATTGTGATCGGGCAGTTTTAGTCAGAAACTTTCGTTTCATTTCGTCAACAATGGCTGAAATAATAGGCTCAATCGTCCGGTTGTTATAATTCAGCATTGTCTTTTCGTCCGCTGTACCATCCAATATGCTCTGAGTGATACCTAACTGGCTGTATAGCATACTCGTTAAATATTCAATCTGGGACATAAGGTTGTTATTGACGGATCGATTCAGCTGTGTGATATGCTCGGTACCATCGGTATAAGCAATACCATATTTAGAACCTGACAACTGATTCTCTATATCTTTACGCCTGCTTTCGGCCTGTTGACGCCTTGCTTCTGTCTTGATGACATAAGGCAGTTGGATAATCAAATCGAGTTTTCCGGAACCGCTTTGTTCATCAATGACATCCAATAAGTTGAGTTTGTGAATGAGCCGCTGCATGGTTGAGTTCGGCTCGTTAATGACGGCATATAACGGATTTTCAATAATTGCCGCCATATTTTTGGGCACTGTAATTTCTTCTTTCATGCCCGTTCGTTCATTGTATAGATAAACTCGAATATGCTGTGGGTACCAGTCCAAAATTTTACCGACCCGCATAGTTTGAATGTCATACGAGCCGGTTATCAGAGGATCTTCAGTTGTATCGACGGGAACGATTGCCACACTTCCTTCATCAAGCATTGACATGACAATATCTTGAATAAAGGCCCGTGCGGTTTGGTCAATGTTGGCTTCTACCGTGAGGCAATTATTCAATCCACCATTAACGACGGAAAGAAAACGGCCATTTTTGTCCAGACGAACATGCTGAATATTTAGTGCCGCAACGTCAAGAGCAATTCGGTTATATACCGATGTAACAATGGATCTTTCGTTTCCTCGAGTGAAACGTATACGATCCGGGCGATAGGAATAGCCATATCCAAGGCTTTGGTATTCGGTCCGAATGTTTCCAGTAAATGCGTTCCATGCATGTTTTAGCCTGGAGCCAATAGACATCTCCATTTTGAATTATCACCTCCTCTTATTCAAAGGCATCGCGGTTAAGCTTGTATGCAATGTATGCATCCATCATGGCGGCTACCGCGTCAATTTTCTGTTCATACCGTTTCTTAAGTAATTTTCGATTCCCGTTGGTATCTTCAAGGGTAATACAGTTACCCATAGCAAAAGTCATGAGTTCCTCGTCGAAGAGAAGCATTCTTTCCTCAGAAAGCTTTTTTAATTCTCCAAGAGGAACCGATTCTGTTTTGGCGCCCTGAATAACTTTCTCAATGCCAAACGGACCGTTCTCCTGTTCCCATCTGGCAACAAATTCTTTGGCGTTATACGGATCAAAGCCAAAACAGCGAACATCATAGCCGCACTCCGAAATATGGTTGTCAAGGTCTTCATAAACATCCATCATGTCTAGCACAGCGCCCTCTAAAACAATTAAACTGCCTTCGGCCATGAATTGATCGTATTTAATCCTCATAGCTGCGGGCAGTTTCATCAAAGTCATAGAAGTTATGTAGTTTCGTGTTTTAATACCAAAAGAACCGTTTGACAGCGGAAATAAAAAAGTAAACGCGCAGAAGTCGTCGCCTTGCGATAAATCTGCACCAAGAGAACAAGGCATCTGCCAATAATCTCTCTTTCGATGGGGGAGTGTTTCTTCGTAAGTGAAGTAGTAGGTATATCCCTCCATAGGCAATCCAAAACGTTTCGCAAGGATGTCGTTTCTCGCAGCAGGAGCTTTTTCGGCTCTTTCCACATCTAACTGGTAAGTTTCGTAACTTACGGTTTTACCGAGATTCGGATTTGCCTTAATCCACATTTCGGGGTCCCCAACTTCATCAATAGAATCCAGCTTATACCACCAGATGGAAACATGCGGATTAATGTAATCCCCTTTGAGAATGTCCATTAACTCCATTTTGATTGTATCGCCGCTGCCGTTACGAACTGTACCTTCGGAACTGATTGCCACAATAATGTAGTCGTTTACCTTCGAAGCCCCTTGTTCAATAGCGCCGATAACATCCTCTCGGATATCTCCGGAGAGCCATTCGTCAACGGTTGCTACTTTAATCTGCAAACCTTGAAGCTTCGCGATACTCATCGGGCGAACCTCTAGTAAAGAACCGGTAAGAAAATTCTCAACGCCTTTTTTAGTGGATGCCAATTTGGTTCGATTTGCTTTTGATCCGGTAGTATTCTGTAAAGAACCTTCCGTTAAAAATTGGAATAACGGCCCACGAGAACGCGTTATTGCAGTTCGCAAAGGGGACATAACCTCTTCCGCCTGTTTCATAGTCGGGGCAGTAGTGATTTGATGAGTAGTAGAAGTGTCCACGTTAAGAAAATACCCATGTAATGTCGAGGCGTACATGGACTTCGCTGCTCCTCTTGCCACAATAAGGTATTGTTTGTTGATGAGCCGTTTCTTCACGTTTTTACGAATGTAGTGCCCACCGTGTCCATCTGAACTTGGTTGATATACGCTTCTTTCGACAAAGTAATACCAGCCAAAAATCTGCTCGCCCCATAACTTGAAAGTATCAAGCAGACTCAAATCTGAACCATCGGTTAAAGTCAATTCATTTTCGCAGTATGCAATCCACCCCTCAACCGCTTGGTCGTCGTAATAAACTCCAGGGTTGGCAATAAGATCATCAATACGGTTCATCTCCATAGAGATTTCTTTGTTTACCGGAATTTCCCCTCGTAACACGGCATCTCGGAACATGCCGTAATATTTGGGGACGGCAGTGTTCGATAATGCCATTTTGATTTTCCCTTCTTACCCGCGAAGCTCTTTGATCGCCAAAGCAATACCGAGCGCTGAACCACCGAGGGCGAGTGTTGTACCTGCAACATCAAGAGTGTTTCTGACAAAGGTTCTTCCTTTGGAGACTTTTGCGGTTTCCGTTTTTCCAAACAAATCATTATATTGTCTCTCTAACTGTTCCCTGCTAATGATCTGTCTTAATTCCTGGTCGGTCATTTTGCTCAGATCTATGCGTTTTTTTGTAGGTTTGGGGGAAGAACTGCGTTCCAAGTCAGACATCTGTTTAACCAAGGAAGAACCCGCGTCTACAGCTTTCTTTCCTCGTTCCAAATCTTCTTTGGCCCAACGTTTGGGATCGGGTCCTTCAATTTTAATACGATTCTCTTTCTTCTTTGCGTCGTTGTCTTTAACATCACGCTCATATCTTTTCTTGCCGGCATCTGTTAGAGTGCCGTCTTTGTTTTGGTAACGGCGGACGCCCCATTTCATCCCTCTGATGCCATGATGAGAAAGCGAAGTGTTATCCATTTTGAATTTCTCCTTTCTCTGCTGGTTTCGGATCAACAGAAACGTTAATCCGCCACTCAAGCTCGCTTATCTGTCTGTTGATAGACTCGATAACTGCTGAACTAAGCGGCGGATCAAATACCAATTTCACTTTTAAATGAATGTATGTTTTTATAAAATCAAGCCGATTATCTTGCAGGAAATCAGACCATTCTGCACTATTGTCCTCGATACGAAATCCCTCAGGAGGACCGACACCCAGCTGAGTGAGAACAGAAAAAGCCGAATTAATATGCATGATGATGTCAGTGTCAAAGTGCTCATACTTTTCAGCAATTCCGAGCAGCTTTTTAATTGATGTCAGTATGCTGTCCATAGTTGGTCTCCTTACTCCTTAATGGCGACAAACTTTTTCATGCAAAAACCCATGATACCTGAAACAGTGCATACGGAATACCATTCATCGGTAGAACTCTTGAGATCTACACACAGTTCCGAAAGTGCTGATACTACAGCAACAATATCTGCATCGGTGAAAGCTTCTTTCCGAATATTCAATTCCAAGCAATCGGTAACGACACCGATAACATCTTCGCCTTTACCGTCTCCGGCAACACCATTAATGTCCTCAAGGTTAATATCCTTAAAAACATTTTCATTCATCGAAAAATCTCCTTTCATCTTTTTCGCCACGGACACATATCATTTCGAGTTCTCTGTATCAGAGGCGCAATTAACAAAGTTTCGTCGCCATAGTGAATCGCGTTGTGTGTACTCAACTGTGTGGTGATTACGTTTTCCAAATCGAATACGCATGGCCTGCGATATAAAATATCCTCATATGTAATCGGATTTAGATGATGGATTAGTACGGAACCGTATATCTCATAATCTGGAGTTCCTAAGTCGCAGCCATTATCGCGAATGATGACAACATCTCTAAAATCCAACCAATCTCCGGAATGATAGAATTCTTGATTAAGCCAACGCTGAAACCCAAATGTAGCCTCTCCGATTTTTCCGTCAAGTTTTAAATATCGAAAACGTTCCTCAAAAGAGGGAAGAGATATTAGTTCTGAATATGTTTTAAGTTTCATCTTCATCCCCTCCAGAACCGGAATAATGGCGCATCGCATTTAGCGCGTTGGCATATAGTTCCTCGACCCGTTTTGCGGATTGAAGATTTTGTGTTTTCGCTTCAATAAGCTCTTTCTGTTTCTCAAGAATCTCTTTTTCTATCTTCTCCTTAGTTGAACCAAGCTTGAGATAATGAGTGATAACTTGAGAAGAAGCAGTTCCGTCTCTAAGCTGCTTTTCTGCAAGATCTACGGCCAAGGAAACCAACTGATTCTCTCTGGCCTCCGGAGATAAAGCCGGTCTCATCCTGCCAGAAGATCCAGAAGAGCTTACAGCCTTGCCTTTTGGCATTCTTACTGCCTCCTCTCTTTTGGATTGTCTATTGTATGGAGAAACTTTCGTCACGTTTGTTATAAGATTTAACGCAGTATTTGAGAGAACTTACAGAGTCGGTTTCCATCAATCACCGAAAGGAGAAAAGAAACATGAAAGGAGGCTTAGTTCATGGCTACACCCCAACCCTGTAAGCTCTTCCAAATACTGCATCAATCCCCAAAACGAAAACCAAAAATATCCCCCGGGGAATTTTTAAAGACCGCCGCGATGTGGGAGGGGGCGGCATTTTTGCGGCACCCCCCTATACCCACACCGACTGCGATGGTGTAGCAGTAAATACACATTTGTCTGATAAATCGGGTTTTGAACACATAAATTGCAGAAAAGCGAACAATTCCTTAAGAAAGAAAAGTTTTCAGTCAAATTGTGGTTTCTTTTGCTTTCTATGTTGCAACTGCTCCTCTCTTAACTTTTTTGTAAATGTTCATAAAGTCATACTTGATGATCTCGTCAATTGCTCTTTCAATTTCTCGCTCATTCTCTTCATCTGAGAATTGATCGGAAGTCTTAGCAATTCGAGCAAGATACGCACAAGAATTGTAGCCTTTTTCCACATCAAACAAGAACCAATCGGAGAACCGCTCAAACGGATCATAAGGATTGTCAAATGTGGTTATGGCATAAGAACCGTTCACGATAGGTCACTCCTTTCAACTCAGATAATTCGACACCGTGCTTGTAGAAATACCAAGCGCCTCCGCTATTTCAGCAGTGCTGTATCCGGCTGCATTCATAGACGCTATCTTTTGCGTTTTAGCGGGGCTAAGGGCCGTTGTTGCCCTAGGTGTAGCACGCTGTCTGAGAACGTCTATGTCTGCATTGTCTATAATCTGGCGCAGTTTATTTTCACTGATAGCTCCGGCCTGAATTGCTTCCCATTCTCGGTCGGTTATTTTAATGGTTTCTTTCTTAGCTCCTACAGAGGCGCGGGCCTGTGTGAGAGCCTGTTGGCTGGCTTTCTTGATTTCGCCATTTGTCATACCGGGGTTGTCCTGCTTTTTGGCGGCCACTACTGCGTTCGCCAAGGTCTGGGCCTGCCTTTCACGGGGGGCATTCTTTAAAGCTACATTTAATTTGGCGTTCAAAGAATCGACCTCCGCCCGATAGGTATCTTTTGCCGAAGCAGAATACTGAACTTTGCCAGTGGATAGAATTTCGAGACGGGCTTGATTTGCAAGGGCCTTTATTTTATTGGCGTAGTTCGCGTAAGCCCGTTCCATGGGGGTATCAGCTTCAGACACAAGATCGAACGCATCTTTAGTTTCTGCCATACGGGTACTAGGCTGAGTTCGTGTCTTTGTTTTTCCTGTCCTTTTATCGACATAGGTGGGCTCATCTACAGGCTTCCATACCAGTTCGCCAGTCTTTTCATCAATCTTTGGACTGCCTTGTCTTTTTGTCACAGAAACTTCAGATTTTGCACGGGATATTAAAGTAGAAGCCCCCTCATGGTATCTGCCGTTTTCTACTGTTCCTTGATACTTTTTCTTTAGAGAACTGATACCGTTATCAATTTCACTTTGCTTATAATCAAGCTTATGTTTTTCGGCATCAATGACAACCATACTATGGCGTACTGCTCTGGCAAGTTCCTCCTGCGTAGCACCCTTAAGAGTCATATCAGTAATCAGGTTAGAAATAACCCCCATCTCTTTTTGTGTGTCACGCATAGGACGGAAGGTTCCTTCTTTTTTTCCGCCGTATTCCAGCTTAGGATCAAACCCCTCGAGCCCTTTCAACGGGGGAGTAGAGGTGATTTTAACTTTGCTTTTACCAGAGTTACACGGAATAACCATAACGGTATCGCCGTCAAAGTCGGCACCAGAAAGTCGCTCTGCAACCTTACTGTTAATCCCTATAGCATCTTTCGGGGTATTACCAAGAACCCTCCGTGCTTCCGCCTGTTTGTTGTTGACAGTAAGGATAGGAATTTCAAAAGTTCCGCCATGCGGATAACGAACCAAAGCTACAGTTTCACCATTTTTGTAGTTCGGCGCATAGACTTCATTGTCTTTCATCGAAGTAATCGGCAGGATAACCTGGTATTTCTGACGGGGAAGCGCCGCAGCCTGAAGATGTACAGCGTCATAATCGCAGCTATCGGCAAAAGAACTGAGTAAAGATTTCTTGACAGTAGGATTTGTCAAAGAACAAATCTCATCAAACTCTGCCATTTTGTCTGACAGCGCCAAGTTAAGCTGTTTAGTCGCTAGAGATAAGCTTTGTTTCGAAAGGAACTGAGACGGAAGTTTGTCCGCCCAATCACCCCAGTCTCCTTCTTCCGCACGTTTATTGATAAGAGATAGCTGCCTCTGTCCATTAGCGTCAATATAGTAACTTTGTCCGCCGGCTTTGATAAGGGAACCAAAAGGGTTGTCAGGGTCATCTTTAATCTTCTTCAGCACGTCTTCTTTTGGCGTACCTTTCTTTTTGTTAGTGTTAAACACCACATCTACTCCATCGGGAAGATTATCCGAATATACCGCCATTCCTTTAATGTAGCGATCTCCATCAACCAAAATACGAACCTGTGCGTAATGAGAACCGCCAAGAGAAAGATCGTCAACCCCACGGCGAATTTCAACAACTCCATCTTTATAGATGCCTCCATCTTCTGCATAACGAATTTGCAGTCTACTGGAATCCATGCTTTTGGGATAGACGAATTTATCGAAGGTTTCACCGTCATCGTGGGAAACATAGTCTCTGACAGAATGTATATTCTCGAAATTATACATTTCTTTATGTTCTGTACCAGGAGGACAGAGAACTTTGATGTTGGTTTGTTTTCCAGGATTTGTAACCTGTGGAACGCCTCCGCCATAAACCTCGTAACCTTCCAGTTTCAAAATATAAAGAGCTTGGTTCATCTTTTCTTTGGATATACCCAGTTCTCTTTCAACACCTGTGCCGACGTCAATCATACCTTTTTCAGCAATTTGCTGTTTTAGAAATTCAGCAGTCTTTTTAGCCTGATTCATACGGGCTTCGGAAGACTCATTCAACAGAGAACGTACAGAAGAATCATTAGCAAAACCCATGCGATCCGCAATTTCATTTAGGCTATACCCCTTTTCACGCAATGCTTTTGCGGTTGCCACATCAGCAGATCGGCGTTCATCTTTCGCCAAACTTAACTGAGTTCTGAATTGCGTGGTACTAAGCCCCATAGATTTTGCGATGGCTACTTCACCGGAATATGTTTTTCCATCTTTATCGGTAAAGGTGAAACCGGATTTCTTCATTTCTTCCACTCGGGATAGAAAATCTCCACTGTGTTGGTAAGGGTTATCTCCCGAACCCCACGGGTAACGTCCGGAACGTCTAGGCATTCCATAGTGCATAAGCATTTCTTCCACATAGGGGTTCATAGATTACGCCTCCTGTTCTTTGATCTTTCGGATAATCTTATCAAACGTGATGATTTTATCCATGATTGGTACGATATCTTCGGCCATTGGGTTATGATACAGAATTTCATTGTTTTGGTACAGACGAAGTTCCATATCAATTTCAGATGGTTTTACTTTATACTCCAAACAAAAAAGAGCAGCATATATTTCAAGCTGCTCCATATGTGCAGGGATGGCCCCTGTTTTTAAATCATGAATCCTAAGAAGTCCGTCTCGGAATATAATACTGTCCGCTGTACCAAAACAATTTTCCGAATAAAACAAGATTTGTTCAGGAATCATTTTGAAACCTATTGCATCATTGACATACATGTTTAATGTCTTTTGTGATCTTGGCAGTTTCTGTCCAAGTCGAATACACTGACAGGCAAAGTCGTGAAGCACAGTTCCCTTTTGCGTTGATAAAAATTTGGAATAAGATTCCGCTACTTTATTTTCGTCATAATTTATCCAGTGGTATTTGCTGGCACCAAGAAAAGCGTGTTGCCCTTCAAGATTCGAATGACTGTTGAAGATCATGCAGCACTTCCTCCTTGTTCTCTGGGCAGATAAATCTTGAGAATGACATCTCGTCCATCTTCCCGACATAATACTCTTGATTTGGTTGTCTTTTTGCGCCAGCACTCTGTTTACACTCTAAAGAAGCCCACTTGTCGTTGTAAAGTATGAGCAAATCTGGGACACCTTGCAAATATCCAGAATCGCTCTTCATAACGATGCAACCTGGAAATAGCTTTTTTAGTTCCTTAATAAGCTTTGCTTGGAATTGACTTTCAAGCATGGTTAATGGGCCTCCTTTTCTTTTGTTTGGGCAAAATAGAAAAGAGAATGTCTATCTTCTAAAAATAGACTTTTTACCTCTCTCTTCATAAAAGAACGTGTAATTTTCGCGTGGGCAAAAAAAAAAGACCGAGACACAATTAAGCATCTCGGTCATAATAATTTTATGAAAATTTTTATTTCTTTGTGCTTTCTTTACAGGTGACGGCGAGTATACCGTTATCATTACCAAGAAGAACTTCTACCCAATATGTTCCATCCTCTGTATAAGCCCCAAACATTTTCCCGCCCTCATTTTCTGATTCATAAGAAACGTCAGAGAACCCCATTTCTTTGCATTTTGTCACATAGGCTTCATATTCACCATCTTGAAAATTCCTGACTTGGAATACATAGGCTTTTCCACCATCTTCATCTACTACGGTAATATCGCCTTGTTCGAAATACTCTTTTGGATCAGGGATTAAAGAGGCATACTTGGTTTCTGTTTCTTCTTTTGACTCTGTCAATTTCGAGGAATTCTCAGGCGATTTTTCACTTGTTTGCTGTTCCGTAGCACTCGAAGTAATTTCGTTTGCCTGAGATCCTACTGATGAATTGGAGCATCCAACTAATGCTGCTACAAGTAATATTGCCAATAGAAACATTGAGATTTTTCTCATAATAAACATCCTCTCTTTTTTTTTTGAAATTTATTTAGAGCAATAAAAAAGTGCGCCCCCACATGAGAGACGCACCGAAAAAGTGAATCCCTCATTGCTGCCACACAATCTCAATTAAGCCGTAAAGGACACATGAGTAGAGAGAAAACACTTTTTACCAAAGTTTTTTTCCTTTACAGCTTGAGAACTATTTGATTGTGTGGCTTTCACAGTATAGCATAAAAACTTTAAAAGGGAAAGACTCTTTCGATACTCATTTTTTGAGTTTTTATAACCTGTGCTACAAAATTTTATGACACAGCCATATAATTGCCTCGCTTGGAAATATAATCGTAAACCATCATAGCTCCGTCGTCGAAACGTATGCTAATCGAACAATATCCTGATGGCTGCCAACAGACAGCTTTTTGCGACAGTCGAGGAAACGCCCGCTTGAAATCAGCATAAATATCCTTGTAATATAATTTCCTGCCCATAAACCTCCTAAAAATGTCCTTGCCCACTTTGCCCGGTTTTTTTGCCTTATTTATATATATCTTTAAACTTTTTCCGTTATTAATTAAAGAAAAAAAGTGGGCAAAGTGGGCTTGAAGTCCGAAACCCCGCATGAATACTGGTTTTTTTCTCTCAAAATGTGGCCAAAGTGGGTTTTTAAAAGTGGGCAAATGGCCACAAATTTGACCAAAAATATCCGAATTCACTTAAAAATCCGCCAAGGTTTTCCTCAAAGCCCGCATAAAAGTGGGCAAAAACCCGTTTTTAAAAAACTAAAAGTGGGCGTAATTTTCACCCACTTTCAAGTTTTTTGAGGGCATAATTTTTAACCTAGATTAGATTTTTTACCAGTAAAACATTTTTTATCACCTCCATATTCGGCCAGTTTTCTTATCAAGAAGGACTATTCGACCCTCAATTTCGAAGCCTGCGAGCTCGCAAATATAAAACAAAGTGTGTAATAATCGGTGGAATCTATTGTCTTCCTCCTCAATGTTGCGCAGCGCTTCAAATGCCGTTGGGTCTAGATAGCCCTCTTGATTTCGTCTTGGATTGTCATTATATGTAGATATATTCATCACCTCTTTTTCTGATTGTTCCATTCTTCGATATCGATTCCGTATCGCTTCAACTGCTGTGTACATAACCACACCGAATCTGAATCTTCCAGTTCATAGCGCTTTATTAGCCCACTAATACTCTCAGCAAAAGCGTCGTGAAATTGCTTCAGACGTTTGCTGCCAAAGCCAAATTCTTCATGCAAAAGCCATAATATCATGGCATCTATTTCATTAGCGTGTTTGGTATCGTACTCCGCAAGCTGCCTTTGAATTTCCATATCCATGGCTTTTCTCTCTGCCGTGGTTAGAGATGCTCCGTATATTTTTCCCTTCGATTTTTTTATTACCATGAGAACGACCCCCATCTATAATCCAGTTTTCTTTTGCAAAAAATAAGGGGACTCCAATCAAACATGTAAACGCAAAAGCAGTGGCATCATTTTCTGGCAAAAAAGAAAGAACCCCGATGCCGATAAGCACCAGGGCGTAAATTTTGTTTTTTATTAATTTTCGTCCGAACATGGCTCCTCCTTATTAAAAGCATTGTGTTTAAGCACATGCTGGTTGTTGATGATTTGCAACCCGATGAATAATTCTTTCAAGTCGTCCATGCTTTCGGGAGAGCGTTCGAGAATTTTATCCATAGTCCGCATCATGTGGAAAACAGTATGAAAATAATGCTCTTTTGTGCCCAGTTTCTTATTCATTACAGGTTTCCTCCTTAAATATCGCTCAGAGAACGGTGATTTTCTCCGAAATAAAAAAAGAAAGAGCCCACGTTTCCGCAGGCTCTCCCTTTTGGTTGAGATTTAGAATTTCAGCTTTTCGTTGATCTTCGTGATTTGTTTCTCTGCCTTTTTCTGAATTTCGGTATTCCCGGCTTCAACCGCCAGATCAAGAACCTCCTGCCAGTCTTCTAACTCGTCTAGCAACATGCCCTTGTACTGGTTATCTGTCATACCCATGGAATCTTCACCACCGTTCAGAAGGTGAGAATCGTTGAATTCAGCCATAGCTTAACAACCTCCTTCCATAATAGGAGATGTGATTTTTGCGCATAATAACGCATTTTTTATCATCATACCATGCTGGGCTTGGAAGTGTCAAACAGTGTTTCTTTAAATATCATTCTCAGAACGGTGCTGGCTGTGGCCTGCGTCGAATCCATCCGGGTAACGGGTCTTTAGCTTCTCCACGTTCATCTGCAAAATAGTTTCCAAATCAAAACCGAGAGCCTGTGCGCTCACCGCAAGATACCAGGCTACGTCCCCAAGCTCTTTGGCGATGTGAGCTTTATCGAGATCATGCCCCTGGAAGAGATGCTTCTTCAAAATATCAATACACTCTCCGGATTCTCCATTAAGACCCATGAGGCCGTTTTGGAGCTGCTGAGAGTCGGTCAAGGATTGATTGGCAGTACGGTAAGCGGCTTTCTGGTATTCGTTAATTATCATCTGATATTCACTCCTGTGTTGAGTATGTAGTATTTGCAATGAAGTTTAACCGGCTCAATGTACTTTATATCACGGATGCGAATTATAGCGACTTCATTTCCATCTTTACAAGAGCGACTTACATATACTTCATCGATTGCTTTTTGAGCTTCGATAAATTCTTTTTTCAGAGAGCATACTTCTCTGTGCCCGCAGTGTGTGCACTGGATATCTTCGACTCCAAGCCCATTTTTAAAATTTACATAATTACTCATCTTTGTTCTCCTTAGGAATATGAAAATGTTTAATCATAAACTCTGGACTCTTTGCTTCGCCTGAATCGGTAATCAATTCGCTATACGGCAGCTCTTCAATCCAGTCACAGAATGTATGCCACTCGTCGAGTTTATGGTTCCGCCGACTCTTGTGGATATTGGCCAGAACCTCATAGTTGAGCATCACTGTCCGTTTCTGGTTGTAAGAAGAGGGGAGAAGCTGGATCATCTGCCACCAGTATTTCTTGTCTTTGGTTTCAAAATATAAATCACGATACTGATTGAGCGTCTGAACTATCCTATGCATTAGCCATACAGCATTTGGAGGTTCCGGAGCATCTCCACCACCTTCATGAAGAGGTTTTTCTCTGGCAATCAAATGCTCATGAGAGAAATCTTCCAGCGTAAACCCCTTCTCCGCAATTTTATGCATCGTCGAGCAAGAGTTCGCAACTGTCCCTACCTTGTAGGTATCGAACTCCTTCCACCAGTACAGCGGGGCAGTCAGATCCACATAGACCACAATCATCCGCATAAATTTCCGATGGTCAGTACCGGCGTTGCTAAGACGAGTCATGAGGTCGAGGTCGTTAGGGCCAATTACAAACACACCTTTAACCGGTCCAGTTGGATTCTCGAACTCCGGCTCATATCCGCTATCCATTTTATCCCAAGAATTCATCGGGTTCCGCATACCCCGAATCGCATGTTCCCAACCCATGACTTCAGTGTTTTCGAATCTAATCATTAATTATTTCTCCTTCCACTTCATTCGTTGGCCTATGCTCGATATCAATAAACCGAGTATCAACCTTATCCTCATCTTTTCCAGACACATCACAATATGCGTTGATAATCACTTGAAGACAATCAAGACCACAAGCATCCTTTTGTACGAAGCTATCTTTAAATCTTGTGCCCTCATCATAATAATGACCGGTTTCAGTCCACCAAAACGCTCCCGTAATTTCTTTTCCGCAAATATCACAGTACCGCTTCTCAGAGACTAAAATGTCTTCCGTCTTTGTGTAAGTTATGGCTTTGTACTTCTCTTTAACCATCATCTTCTCCTTCTTTTACCAATCGATACCCATAATTATACAAAGCCGTTGCAAGCTTGTCGTAATTTACAGAAATGATGTGACCTACAGGAACCTCATAAAGTGCCGTATTGTGATAATATACCGGTTCAAACTTTTCGGCACATAAAATGGCTTCAGCGTTTATCAATATATTTACCATTTTCTCTATTTCTTTGGTTTTATTAGACGTCTCAGGATTAAACACCAGATTAGCCATAATTTTTACTCCTTTCTATCATCCGAAAAATCCTACGAATGTTCTTTTTACGAGTTCGTTTCTTTTTTGAATATAAAGCCAAATAACGCACCCGATTATCCGGACAGAGTTTTATTGCCATATCCAATATTCCAGAAATCACTAATTCCGTTTCGCTAGTAAATTTTCGTCTAGTGCAGAAGATCCTAATAGTTCTACTTCTGTTAAATTTGAGAGGTCATAGGGAATCAGATTATCATCTATCAATTCCGTGGTAGAGATATCAATCGGCCCATTGATTTTTTGCATTTCATTCCCAATCTGAGCGTAAAATACCCCTGGAATTATAGGAGTATTCATGATTTTCTCCTTTCCTCCCAATAATCCAGCTCTTCCTTAAAAAGCTTAAAAAACTCATAGTAGTCTTCCATCGTCCGATTGCTCTGAGAACACGTATTGGTTCGACCCAAATGCTTATACCAATTGACCATCATACCGCTATCCAGATGAATGATGTAATATTCGTCGGCATTGGAAAACCAAGCAAACTCGTCGCAAACAACGATTCCATAACAGAATGCATCCATCAATCTATCATAACCGACGGTTTCTTTTACGATTTCGCATAGTTTATCTCTTTCGATGTGATACTGTGGAAGCGCTTCTAGTTTATTTGTCATAATGATTCTATTCCTCCTTCTCTACATAAACGTCATATTCCTTATTAAAATTTTTGGCATGGTTGATATCGGTTGTATATTTGCATTCATTCGAGCATTTTCCACACTGTTCCTCATCACAAAGATATAAAACCTTTTTGTCATTACACCAGAATTTTCGGTCATCGATGTACATGTTTGCAAATATCTTTCGTGTGTCGCAGCCAAAGCGTTCGATGATGTGCGGAAGATTCTCGTTGACCGCATCGAATTTGAGTTCGTGTTCAGAGCACCACCCTACAGCCTTATCGAGCATTTCTCCAGTACGGCAGGTCCACAAGATAATCTTAGCGCCGATTGTTTTCTGCATCATAATGAGATAACCGATAAGTTCAGTGTTTGGTTCTCCGATTTCCGGCCATTTGTTTTTACAAAGGGTACCGTCGAAGGCAACGGCTATGATTGGCTCATTCATAAATTTCTCCTTTCCGATATCCTGCTTTGTAGAGCGCATCGGCCATTTTATCGAAATCAACAATAACTTTATGGTCATGCCCATGAAGTAAATACGAATAGGAGCCATTATTCATAATTTCTGGGGCTACATACTCACAACTGACTGCATTAGAATCGATCAGTATATCCCGAATTTTCTCTAATTCCTCGGTCCTTTTAGAATCAAATATAAAAATCGACATGTTTTTCTCCTTTCGGTTGCTAGTATTACAGAATCCACATAATAAGTCTTACAGTCAAAGCAACTAAAATAACTGCGACACAAAGTCCAATTACAAACGCTAAAGCTTGTCCGACTTTATATCCAAGGCTGTTTTTATTATTGTTCTCCATGATTAACCTCCAAACTGAAGACCAAGGTGAGAATATAACTCTTTGTAAAGCTGTTTCTCAATCTCGTCCTTATACACTTTGACAACTTTTCCATCAATAATCGTATTTACAGTCTCTCGAAGAATCGGTTGAGTCAATTCAGCCGCAGATGACGCACCTGCTTCCGCCGCAATCGGCTCCGGCAAATATCCGAGTGCTTCCATTCGTTTGTTTTTACAATTATCTTTAAACGGGCATTTTCGGCATTGTTCCGCTAGTCTTGACAGACCCATCGTTGCCGCCTCCTTTCTTGACTGTAATTAATTTCTCATAAATATCAAAAGCTTCCTTGTCCTGAAAAGCATTGATGATTGTGACTTCTCCGTTCTTTTGGCGACCAACAATAAGCACTCCGTCATCTCGTTCGGAGAAATCAACGCCAATAATCAGGCTTTCATTGATTTTCGGATTTTTCATCAAAATTCACCTGCTTTCTCAAATATCTAACTAGGTTTTCGCACAACTCGCGATGCTCACAGCGAACAAGAGTATCTGTCCTATCAAAAATGCAGAAATCATGTAAATATTCCCCCGGTTCCTCCACGTCACTGTTCCCTCCTGACTAAGCAGCTCTTTTGGAATAACTGTTTACATACTTGGTTTCATTGAAATTCCGTTTCTCGCTCAAAGCACGACTGATCGCCAAATCAATAGCGGATCTGGATTTCAAGTGATAGTAGTACAGTTCTTTGAAAGGCGTATTTAGCCTATCAGTTCTTCCGGCAGACTGCTTCATAATTTTGTAAGAGTAATTTTGCGAGTAGAACACGATTGTGTCAGTGCTTATGCAGTTCCATCCTTCGGCTCCGGCTGTATACTGCACAAGATAGATCCAACTGTCTGAAGTGGGGATTGGTTGATGCTTATGACCGTTCCATTCTGCAACCTCGACATCATCTCCGTAATAGAGATTCTTAAGAATATCAAGTTCATAGTCGAAGTTATAGAAAACAATCATTTTCGGATGTTTCTCAAACAGTTCCATCAAAGCGACTTGCCTGGAGTCGTCCGAATTCACGATCCTGCGCCACACATAACACAATTCGCCGGCGTTCGTAATCGGTTCGTTTTTATAAGGGTTCCATCGAAGCTTTGAAGCATCCTTATACTTGGCGACATCGTATTTTGCATAAACATCTTCATGGTGCGAGACAGTTTCCCGTTTGAAATCCATCTCTACGAGAATCCGATTGCGAAGACGGATCAGTCGCCCAACCCCCAAATACCGGTCCACCTTCGGATACTTGCCATTCACCCAGGTCATGACCATGTGTTCTTCTTTGAAAGCTGTTCTGTTTTTGTAGAACCCATTGGCTACAAACACTGGAATATAATCCTCCCAGGTGTCTCCTGGTGTGGCGGAGAGCAGAATCCATTCGTTGAACTTGACTATTTTCAGAAATGCTTTTACCCAAGCCCCAGAACCTACAACTCTTTGTTCGTCAAATATAAAGAAAGCGTCTGTTATCGTTGCATACTTGCCGATATTGTTCCACGAATCAACCACCACTTTATTGGAATATGAACTTGCTTCAGGATGAGTAGAAAGAAGGAAGGGTGAAAGCTCACCCTCCCATTCCTTTGTATCCCTTTTTCTTGCTGTCGTGATGATGTACAAGTCTTTAGGGCTTTTCATCTTCACGTATTTTTTTGTTTCGAGTTCGCCTCCGTTTTGTTTGTAGTAATAGGCTAACGCGGTTCTGGACTTACCGCTTCCAACGCCGCCGCATAGAATGCAACCGTTTTTCATCCTGTTGACAGCGTCTAATTGATAATCCCTTAAAGATATACCGGCCATTACAAACTCCTAAAAAGTCGCCGCATTGACCATATATCGGAAAAATACATCGTGGTGAACCAACAGTTGTCCAGAGAATCGTTTTCAGTCATTGGTTCGGTCAGTGAATTTCCGACCTTAATGCAAGCGGCAACACCGAGGAGAGATAGCTGAATATAACACATTAAAGCTACTACCAAGTCGATATCCTGAGCAGCTACCAAAATATGATTCTGGTAATTCAGCTCGGCTTTTTCCAGCCTTTTTCTCGCCGCATGAACCCCGGCAATCAAAGTGGCCCCAGCGCCGCAACAAGGATCATTTAAGGTGATGTATCCATATTTCTTGACCTTTTTCACAACGTCTTCCATGGTGATTTCCGCCATCATCTCACAAACATTGTAAGGTGTAAAAATCTGCTTATGTTCTTTGCTGTTAAGGCCGAGTTCGGTATAGATACTCCCCAAGAAATCCTGCTCTTGATTTTCTTCCAAAGCCATAACAGTATGCGCCGCAAGCTCGGGAAATAATAGCTGTTCCTGTTTACTGTACCTATTAATAGTTCGCAAATATATCGCCTCTCTCTTGTCAAAGTGGCTTTTATCTACTGGATTTGATAAAGCGCAAGCGAACGTAATGATGAAATCGCTCCATACATCCCAAGAACGATGCCGGTAAGTAAGTTTCCCGAACACTCGCAGAAATTCTTTTCGAGCGTCTAAATGCTTTTCTGAATTTTTACCTGCGGGCTTTTTTCGGTTAGGTTTTTCCGAAACTTCAGAAACACCTTTTTTAAATCCTTCGACTACTTTCTCTCCGTTTTTCAGATTGTCAGCGATATGCTTCGGAATTTGTTTTTTAACCGATTGTTTTCGTTTAGGTTTTTTCTTTTTCCAAAACAATTGATTTTGCCTCCTTTATGCTGTTTGTTTTTCTCCATTCGGTGATTGATGGAATGGGGCTGTTTCCTCTTACTCTCATAGACACGCGCATCTAATCGAGATCTTACTGGACATTTAACCGGACATGCACTAAGCCGGCACCCCTTTATCCATCTTCTAAAATATCAATGCCATGGAGCCTCTTCCGGACCTTCCTCCGCAGCGTACTTCTCGGCAAGCTCATCCTCTTCGATGGTTACATACATCGTTTTCAAATAAGCCTTAACGCCGGTCTTTCCATTGACTTCCCAGTTGTAAGGGCGAATCACCAGATCAACGTTCCTGATCTCCGCAAAGTCCAAAGTAGCAATAGATTCCTCATCAAGATTCGTCTGTGCTCGTCTGGTAATCATAACAACCTTAGGCGGGATATTATCGAAGCTTACCGCAACCTGAATATAGTGACGGGGATCTTCGTCTTCATCGCGAGGAGAGAGAACTCGCACATTCCAACCGTCTTCAATCAGTTTCTGCGCCATGTTGGGGTCTTCGATAACGACGCAGAAGTTACGGCTTCCAGCACGGTTGTACTTCGATTCCTCTCCTTTAAAATTTCTGAAAATGATGCGTGCATTTTCGATGATGATGTTGTCTACGTTCTTATAAGCCATGATGGGTCTCCTTTCAAATATTGTGTTTTTCACATGGGAACGGACACGACCTGCACTCTTCGTCGGTACAGTCGCAAGAGGTGTTGCTAAAGTCGGATTTAATCAACACAAATATCACAAGGGCAACAGCCAATAAAACAAGCAAATATGTCACCTCACATCAAATGGTGTCGGCTCTCCGGTTCCAAACCAAGGCGGAGCATTGTCTGAAATAAACGGCTCGTCCGCAACAAACCGTTCGAAATCTCCGTAAAAGGACAAAGATTTTACCGCTTCGTCCACAAGATTGTTGTAATAAGTGCGGTCAATATCATTCTCTTTCCCAAGCTCTCGAACCATCTCAGACTCCAACCATCTAAAGCCTTTCGAACCAGTCGCGGCCGCATAGCCTTTTTCTCCGGTGTTCTTGTTTTCTGTTTCGCGAAGCAGGATACCGCCTCCGCATCCGGGTTTGATAGGGCAGAACCGACCAACTTTACCAATGAAATGATAATTGTGGCCCTCGACAATTTCAGAATTAAGCTTTTTGACAATTTCGTCGTAATCAAGCGAATATTCTCCATTCTCGTCCGGCCATTTCTTACGAAGTTTTTCAAGTTCTGTTTCAGTTTGACTCACGTCCGGAAGCTTTTCATTCATATCCAAATACAAAGCGCTTGTAACGGATTTTGTTTCGCACATATCTTCGAACTCAATTGGCTCTTTGCTGAACAGTTTCTTAAAGACATAGGGAACTTGGAACTGGGTACCAGTTGCGGTCCATTCTCCGGCGTGCTTACCGTCCTTATACTTCGCAATATAAACAGCATCGTTCACAAGGCACATACGGTCATATGTAGCCTCGTGCTCAAAGTTGTATCCATACTGCTTGCCGTAATCCATAACGAACTGAATAATTTCCGGAGTGGCGTCCGGAATCTTGATCGAATCCGTCTTGATATGGGCAACAATAAAGCCCCGTCTCTGGACCTCGTGTTTGAGGTTTACCATAAACAGGGCGCCGCGTTTAGCCACAATATTATCTTTATTGCGATTGTCTCGGAACGGATTGTCGAAGCTTGCTGAAGTCAGACCGTACACGGAATTGATTGCAATTTTTAGAGCTTGAGCCAAATCAGCCGCAGCAGCTTCATCTGTCAGATACTTGGCCAATGCACCGTTCAGCATCTTTTTCGCCTTGTCGAACTCTTTGTGCTTAATCGCAATTCTGGCCTGAAGAATATCATTGAATCTCTTCGTGTACTCAGGCCCAAAGAGTTCTTCTGCTACAATACTGCTCGGATGCATGGATGCAATATCCAGCAGTGCGATGTTACTGTACATTCCCGGTTCGGCGTAGACATAACCGCCTTCTCCGACTTCTTCACCTCGATAAATAGACTTGCCACCATCGAAGGTATAACCGGGAAATACAGGTTTTCCGTCTTTATTAAACTGGGTAAAATTTTCATCCCCCAATCGGTCATATAAAACCATATTTTCTGTAATAGTCCACGGTTGGCAATCGGGAGTTACTTCGCCCATAAAACGGTAATTGAATTGATCCTGCGGCTTTCGGTTATTTCCAAAGATAATCTTGGTGGTCAGGGAATTGGTTGTGTCGTTGACCGTCATGCCGGCCACGTCCGCTAGAATTTGCCGGGCAGTAAAATCGGCTTTTCTCGCATTGAAAACAGCTTCAGTAGCAATTACATCGTTGTCGCAGTATTCTGCTACTTTTGTCCACATCTCTTCGGGTACAGGCTGATCCCATGGAAGCCCGAGCTCCTGATGATGGATGCCGAGTTCGATTTCCCATTTCTTCAAAGATTGTTTCTTTGAGCAGAAATCGTAAACATCCGTATAGGAAACGTTATAGGCTTCACCAAAGAAGCAGTTGGCGCTCCCGTTGATGATTCTGTTGGAAAGCGAAAATAGCTGCTCATTCGTATAACCCATCAGTCTGGCGTAGAGGATGTGGTTATCGTATCTGCGGCAGTTAAAACCGACCAAACGAAATCGCATGAGTTCCTCAATTTCAGCCGGCGTAGGGTTAATCATACGAACAACCGGCTTTCCTTCTCCTTCAATTTTCCAATTGACTAAGAATAAGTTTGGAAACACCTCAACGTCATAAAACACAAGTTTGGCGTCGTCGTTTTTTGTCCCTGAAGACTGGTCGGCAGATTTGAACTGCATTTTATTGACCAACTTAATACAGTAATCCGCCTGATGCGTGCTGCTTGCGGCAAATGCCAGCACAGCATTCCGCATATCCGTAACATCGTAATGAAGATCGCTTGCATAAGCGTCCTCAAGAATTTTATAGATGAAGTCAATACTGGGTTTAGTTGCCGGATGGTATTCCTTATTCAGATTCCGTTTGATTTGCGTTCTAAGACCTTTCTCGCTCTTCACCCCTTCGAAATTTATCACTTGCTTTTCTCCTTTCAGTGGCAAACCAGAATTGATGGTTGCGATTGGTAGGTTATTACACTTTGTCAATTTCCGGCGCAGAGAGCTTTTGCCGTTGAAAACCTTAACTTCAATGTGGTCGTCATAGACTCTGCTCAGCTTTGCCGGATCTTCTGCATAAATATAATGCAGATGAATGCCTTGCCCGCTTTTGCTCAGTTCCGCATAAGTGGGCGGCCATTTGCTCGCCTCCTTCAGATTCAGTTCAAAAGACTTGTTGCCATTCTTATCCGGAATATCAAAGTCAATAACGATATGATTTTCCGGAACTTTGACATAGTGGAGTTTCGACGTATCAATACTGCTCAGCTTCGTTTTTACTTTCTCCCATTTGGATGTGGGGATTTCCGATGAAGTCGCATACTGAGCAGGGCAGTCCGCGCACTCTTTGTCAAAGACGGACGGTTGTGCTTTGAATTCGATGAGCTTCTGTTCCGGTTCCTCCTTTTCCGAAGTCGTCTGCTCCTCAAATTTCTCTGTCCGAAAACCAATATAATAGCTTCGAACACGAGTACCGTCATCAAGATTGAACCGTTCTTTGTAATCCCGGAAATAGTTTTTTAACTCTTCCTTGAAAATCCTCTGAGAAAACGGAAACGGCACCTTTGCCTCATCACAGTACGTTTTGTACATTTCCCAAGAGGCTTTCAGTGTCGTTCCGTCTTCTTTCTTAAACACGTGGTAAGAATCAATTATGAAGTTGTAGAAATCATTGGATGCGCCAAGCATTGTGACCGGAATATAATCATCGTACATGCTTGGATTTGCCAAATATACGTTTTGGCAGTGGTATGCGATGGCACCAAGTTCAAACTCAATTTGTTTCATCACCGCTTTGTATTCCTTCGGACTTAATTTATCGCCGGACGGAGATACATCAATTAAACGCCGAATCAATCCTGATTTTGCATCTGTTATCTTTACCGGCTTGTTGGTGCCCATAAACAGAAAACATTTAAAACGATTTGCGTAGGTAGATTTAAACTTTTCATTTACCGTCATCAGCTCATGAGAGACAAGACTGTTCAGCCTCGTGTTATCTTCGATATGCGACAAATCCCCATCGTGCTGAATGGCAACAAGCGGATTGCTCTTGAATGCCTCCAACGCAAACGAGTTGCTTGAAGAACCAAGAGCTTTCGCATCGAACACCGAGTAATACCCATCAAAGAGCTGCTGAATGATGTTAAGAACCGTGGATTTGCCGGTCCCTGCGGCGCCATACAAAACCATAAATTTCTGCAACTTTTTGGAATCCCCGCAGACAATAGAACCAATCGCCCATTCAATTTTTTCTCTCTCCGTTTCGAAGTAGAGAGTGGACATCAACTTGTCATAGGCATTGATAGTTCCTTCTTCCAAGGGATACTTCAGCTTTTTGCTTGCATAATCTTTTTTGTTCGTAGGCGTGTTTGAAAATACCAGTTTTTCATCCAGCATGTGGAACGAATCTCTCATTTGTTTCTGACAGTATTTGTGCCACGAATCGATCATTCCAGATTCAGAGTCCCACATGTGCAGGACTTTAACGCTTGAATCAAAATTTTTACGATTCTCTTCTGCATACCGATCCAGTTCCCGGTCAATAAGCTGCAAAGCATCCTGCTCGTCCGTAGACCACAAACCCCGATCTTCCAGCCAGATGGCATAGAAGTCGCCGCCTCTAATCATAAGATCAGAGCTCTTCTTAATGATAAACTTTGGATAGATTTCCACTACACCACGTTTCGTACTACGTGTTGAAATCATTAAAAAGTCAATCATCGAGGTTCATTAGTCTCCTTCCTCCTGTTCAAGCTCCTTAATCTTGGATTTCAGGCCCTCGATTTGACGATGCATGTTGCGAATCTCAAACTCTTTAATGACCAAATAGACTGTTGTAAGCGTTGTCAACAGCATTATATTGCGGTTGAATGCCCGCTGGCTTCCAATGAACCTACCCACTACTCGCAACCTTTTTTCAGATCTGTGAATGTTTTCAAAGATATAACGAATCATTTCCTCCATGGTTTTAATCTCCTTTCATTCCGGAAAGAAACTGGTCCATCGTTTCCAATTTCCACATTTTGGGCCCATTGATTGAAAATATAAATTCCTGTCCGTTCGCCTGGCGTATGCGAATGCTGTTTTTTCCGTTAGGAAAATAATCAGTTGTCTGTTCCGCATAGACCGGCAAACGATCTTTAAAACATTCAAAAACTTTGCTTGCAACCATTTCCTAATCCCCTTTTTTATAGGATGCTGTCCAAATACCAATTCATCTGATACCAAATCTCTACGGTTCTCATATCGTACTTACAGTGTTCGACAGTAAATAAACCGCCTTCGCCATTTCGTTTATACTTTCGGTTCATAAAACGGAATATAACATCGTCCGTATATTCCGCATTAAAACGCGAATCGTTCATAGAATCTAAACCAAGATTCTGAATCATGTTCCAAAACCACTGACCCATTCTGTTTCCGACAGAAGGGTCGTCCATAATGTGTTCTTCACATCGAAACGCCAAAGCGATAAGCATTTCCAATACACTGCAAGGACGGTTGTCCAGAAGAGAAGCAATCATAGAATTCTCGTATGATTTTTCATAACCAAAACGATAGCGAAGGTCTATCCCATCTTCAGCTCTATTTTCATCCATTGATAGAACAACCTGAAAACCAATGTTATGAAGATGGTTTAAGAGTCTTCGATAAGACAGCCTCCAGCGATATCGTTCATCACATACGAGCTGACACATCCATTCAAAATATTCATTGTTCAGCTCTTTTTCTGTCATTTATTCCTCCATCTGGTCGGGGACCATACCTGTAACCACCGGGTAAGCGCGATTGTCTCTCGAGATTTCATAATCGCACTTTAGGCGGTCATTTCGCACAAAGACCGAATCGTCCTCATAATCGCCAAAATGGCTTGCAAAATCAGAACCCACAGTATCAGCAACATTGTCTACAATTTCATCGGCATCATCAGCAAGAATACCGTCCGAATAATATGTCAGGCTGATTTGAACGTAATCCTCAAACTCACCGAACTTGTCGGGCGAAATAATATATGGCCTCTCAACCATATCTATCGTCTCCTCTTTCGCAGCTTTATTGGCCGTAGCGGCGTAATTTGTATACCCTTCTTCCACAAGTTTTGTCGCATAATCTATCAGATCCGGTTTAAGCTTAGCTCGATCTGCTTTTTCTTTGTTTGCATCATTCGTAGCCTTTTCCAATTTGTTGTGGCAAATATCAGGCTTTCTTTCAGCAAAAGTGGCCTTAACCGAATCGATTTCTTCCTGAGCGATTTGCTCATATCGTTTTTTTACGCAAAACCATGTTGAGGTCGCCCCCAAAGTAAGACCGGTCATAAACATGGCAAAGTTAATCTTGCTCATAGTAATCCTCCTCGTTCTTGATGGTCACAACAGTGATGGCGAGTCCTCCAAATAACAATGCCGCGCTCAGAAGTATCCCGCCAGCAATATGTCTTTTTCTATTGTTGTCCAATATGGCGTCGAGGGTATTGATGAGATCATCGAGAATATCCATTTTTAACTACTCCTTTCCGCCGGACAGAACAGCAATGCCTCCGAGCAAACAGAGACCAGCCATGGTAGAAAATACATACGAAAATAAAGCTTTCATAATAACGTCCCCTTTCAATCATAACTTGAGAAGTAATGGCAGCATTCCTGGAACATGGGTACACCGTATTGGCTGTATTCGCCGGCAGTAAAGAATACGCAGTCGTAATTTGTTCGGTTCAGCAGTTCTTCTTTAACAAGCTCCACAATTTCCGGCATAATATAGCAACGATTTATGCGTTCGCTCCACATACAACTGAATGCGTTCGGATAATAAATAACATCGTGCACAGTATCAGGAAAATGGGGATCATCTACCCGGTTCAAAATCGTATCGATAACCAATCTTTTGCCCAATTCTGTTTCTCCCTCTGCTTCAGCCATTGTAACTAGAGCAATCAGTTCGATTTCTTCCTGGGAAATAGGATACGGCCATATTTCTTCTTCCGGCTCTTCCAGTTCAATTGGCAGAGAATGCGATGATACTGTGGATATAGGAATTTCCGATTCAACTGTGCTTTCTTCCTGGATTATCTTTGTTTCTCGTTCTGGTTCGTTTGTAGAACCTACATTCATAACGAATGCAGTGGTAAGAAAAACGCTGATACTCAGAAAAGAAGCTGCAACTTTTATTATCCTGTGCATTTTAACACTCCTCTTAAAAAATCAGCCACATTCAGAATAGTCTGAACATGGCTTTGTCACATTTTGTCCCAGATATTTCCTTCAACATTGAAATCCAAAAGCAACGCTGGCTCATGGCGGCCATCTTCAGTTTCCCGCTCTACTTCGAGAATGCGGAAATTCACATATCCGTCCGGGCCATCCGTGGTCCAACCTACAATCTGCCCCGCAGGCGTACGAGGAAGGTCAAGGTCATCGTAAACTTCGTTCAGAAATAGATGCCCACGAGCTTTGAGTTTATCATTGGCAAATGCCTGCTGCGCTTTAAGGAACATCAGGTTGTAATCATTGTTGGTTTCATGGTTGCGGCTCCTCTCATCGAAATAGCAGGCATAATCACTCTGAAGGTTCGGGTCCACTACCTGAATCGTCTTTTTAACTTTCTTTTCTTTTCCGGTTTCGGAATCGACCTCAATCTCTTCAAATTTCTTCGCCTTGATGTTGTATTTCAATTCGCGGTCTACCTGCTCACCAAACCGCTCGATCACTCGATTACGGTATTCTTTGAAGCTTTTATCAATGGCCGCATAGGCAACGCCAAAAGCAATGTTTCTTTTACGAAGAATATTATTTGAAGCCAGAATACTCGTGATAGACAACATGCCAAGAATGGCAGATGGTGCATACAATTTAGCGAGCTTTACGCCTGTATGCACATAAATGAGCGCCATGTCTTTCTTACCGTCATCCTCAGTATATTCCTGTTCTTTAATCGATCCCTTTTCCATACCATCATGGACAATATCCAATGCTTCCTTGGTACTCTCAAGAATAGATCCGACTTTTGTAGTAGCTTTACAAGCCAATACAGCGCTCACTACCGCGCCAACGATCCCCGTCACCACAAGAATTTCAGGGCTGTGCTTTCTGAGCTTCATAACGGTTTTGTTCATGGCTCCGCTTACGCTCTTCACGATGTCGGTTTTATTTTTCATAGTTTTCATTCTCCTTTTCGAGTTTTTTGAGATGGTCGATAAGATGCTGCGTGTACCACATAATCTTTTCGAGATCCTGAATGCCGTTTTTCTGTTTCCAACGGCAGGCGTATTTGATGATGTTTCCCGTATCAGTCGCCTCGATGCCTTTGAGGGCAAAGGTGAAAGCCTCTATTACATCAATAGCTTCCAAACCTGTTTCGGATTGGTAATGCGACGGATGTGACACCATTTTGTCAGAGGATTCGTACATTACTCTTCATCCTCCTCGTAGGTTTCACAGTAAGGAATATAGATTCTCTTTCGTTCCTGAACTGCAATCTGGCATCCGCAGATTTTACACTCAAGCATATTTTTCTCCTTTCAGTTCAACGGAATTGCCCTTGGAAGTTTCAAAATATAACCGTCTCGAACCCTTACAGCAGTTGCTCCGGCAATATTTGTCCAGCCGTAACGGTTCACGGTATAGTTATCGTTTGGAACGCGAGCTAAATCATAGAAATCGGATACGCTGACTACTCCATATTGACTGATGATGTCGTTCATAGCGTCCAAAACTGCTTCTGCATCTCCGCGCGTATCAAATAAAATATCATCGTAATCAAAACCTGACCGTCGATTATACGATCCTGCTCTCGTACGATCATTTTCTCGTTCGTAATAGTTGCGATATGAAACCTTAGAAGCTGGGCCATTTTTTCTCGACCTGCCGGCCTCACCGTATAAAATCATGTCTATACCGGTTGTGATAATATCTGATATTGCCTTTTTAACCGCCGGAACAATAACCTCCAATAAAATATAAGACTTTACATTGTTGGCATCTTCGGCAATAAATACGTCCGCAAACTTTTGCATTTCTCCCTTTTTACGAGGTTTCGCTTTCCCAATGATGACCGCCTCCACCTTTTTTTCCGGCTGTTCCTGTCTGGACTTGTCGGAATTGGATTTGTATTCTTCCACCTGGACATCCCCTTTCCTAAGCCGAAATTAGTTTATTCGGCAAATTTATTTTTGTATTCGGTAATAAACCATTTTCTTTTTTGAAGCGATAAACAAGGTTGCTTCTCGCTTTCGCTTCTGTTGCTGCGAACGTAGACGCTTTCCAACGCTGTTGTATGCAGGTATTAAAACGCATGACTGGTCCGTCGTACTGGTATAGGTTCATCTTAGTACCCCCTTTTTTTAACAAAAAGAAAAAGGGAAAGCACCTTGTTGCGGATACTCTCCCTTAGCTGAACCTCACATTTTTCGATTTTTAGATTTCAACAATGTTACTTGAATCCGAATCAAATGTTGTTTCCTCTTCGGTCTCCATCTTCTTCCGGTCAAGATTAGCCTTAATCTTTGCGATAAGCGGTTTTGCCAAGTATCGATAGGCGATTACGCCTCCGACCACCGCCAAACCGATACCAACAGTGACTTTTATGCCTTTGCTCATACCAGTTTCAACGATTTCCTCAGTAGTTTCCATAACCTCATTATTCATGATTTCAGTGTTTTCCATTTTTATAATCTCCTTTCAAAATGTGGAATGTTCTTCCATTAAACAGAATGTTTTTTTCGCGCATCTTTGTTTATTGGTAATCGTATACAGGTGCTATGCGATAGTCGATAACAAGACACGGTGTGCCGTTTGCATCGAGATGGGAGGCGAACTCTAAATCAATATACCCCTTGTCGATATTCCAACCGAGCATATCGCCCATTTTGGTTTCGTCCAAACCAAGTTCGTAGTAAAACTCATTTAGAGTTACATACATTTCATCCCGCATCTGCCGGTTTAACTTGTTTACAATCCGATTGATTGTATCCCTGTCAGATTTGAAGTATCGCCCCGACAAAACATCGTAACAATTTGTGTTTCCGCCTTTATCGGTTAAAATAACATCTCGTACAGGATTATTGGCGATTTTATCTTTTGAGACAGCTTCTCGAATTGTCTGTTCTTTTTTCTCTCCGATAGTTTCAACAACTTTTTCTTGATACTCTCTCAGAGTAGACTCTGAAAGTGTATATGCTGTTGCCAATGCTGCATTACGGCGTAAATTAGTAGAGGTAGAACCAATTAGGCAGAAAACAGAAATAGAACCTATAACCGCCGCGGGAATATAACATGCCCATGCGCTTTTTACGGTTTCAATAGCCGTTAAATTATCTACCCCTAACTCGTCCTTTTTATCTTCAATAAGGACAAGTGCTTTAGGTGTCGCTTTTACCGCCATAATAACGGTGGTAATCATTCCTGCGATCCCTATGCCTGTAAGTATCTCCGGGCTATGTTTTTTCATTGCCAACCGAACAGTTTTGGTAACGCTGGTTAAACTGTGTTTTCCCATTTCATTTCTCCTTCCAATTAAACAATTAGTAATGCGATTTCCGTCGCTGTTTCGAACGCTATTTGAAATATAAAACTTCGATGTTCGTTTTTGCCATAATGAGCATACATAGCCATTTCAAGTACGAAGTTCTCAATCGTATCGAGTGGCGCATCTATTGGATGATCGATAACTCGATTAAGTACTTCATAAGCAGCCCAGCGTGAATAAGACCTTGTTTCAAATTCGCGCTTATCCCACGAAAACGAAGGCTCGAATAGGTTTTCTTGGATGTATTCTCGAATTGTATCTACCGCAATCTCAATCATGACCAAATCCTCCGATAAAGAAAAAGAGTCCGTGTTAGGACTCTTCCTCTACATCTTCGTTTTTGTCGCCAAGTTCAGCAAGCTTTTCATTAAGACGTTCGTCGATTTTTTCTTCCATTTTCTTGTCGTTCACCCAATCGGTTAAAAGCGTTGCCCCCATACCTACTGCGGTTGCGACAATCCCTAGAATTTTCACCAAGTTTGTGTTAATCATAAAGCGCTACCTCCTTTCGTAATACAACTTGTAAATTTTGCGTACTTAAAAGTCTTCAAGCCAGTCGGCTGTTGGCTCAAAAACCATATCGATAACAAAGATCTCCATACCGTCATCTAAATCGATTCGATGATGGTTAAAATCAATCCAATAAATATCGCCGTTACAATTAGACCATCCGAGATCATCGCCAATCTTAATCTTTTCAAGGCCGAGAAATTCGTAAAAGTCATTCAGTGATATAACGCCGTTAAACATAAAATTGCGATTTAAGTGATATTCAGCCTGAATCACTTTCGAAATAGTCGATTCGAAATGCCGCTGTGAGAAAGCGTCATAGAATGTCCGGACAATTTCAGGTTCCATTCCTTCTTCAAAGTCAAGCGTGGAATTAGAAATAAGCCCTGGCGCTACGATATGGACCTCCTCGCATCGTTCTTTGACGATTGAATCGACAATAGCTTTGTGGGTGTCTTCGCCGTAGAGTTCTTTCAGCTTATCTTTATATTCCTTATAGGAGTTGTTGACAAGCGCATAAGCACTGGTTAATGCTGCCTGTTGACGCTGATTCAGCACGTTCGCACCTAATATACAGGTAATTGTGGAAAAGCCAAAAAGAGCAGCCGGAATATAGCATTTCCAGGCTGAAAGAATTGCTTCTTTTTTTGTAAAACCATATGGGTTGCCATCGTGGTTTCTTCGGCTGTCAGTTCTAATAAGCTCTATTGCCCTTGGAGTAGTTTTAACTGCCGCGACAGCAGTTACAATTACACCTATAGAAGCTATACAAGACAAAGCCATAGAGGAGTGCTTACTTAAACATAAGCCTGTTTTGTACAGCATTTTTGGGGCAGCTCTATTTTTACTCACGTTTCTTTTTCTCCTTTCGCAAAATATTATGTATTAAGTGGAATTACTATATCGGGGTTCAAAATAACGATTGAGTCGCAATCCCAGCTGTACAGCTCAAAATACAAATTATCTTTACGAACTTGGCTATATTCTTCTCCATACCAACAAAGTTCAATAGCGTCAATGCCTCGATTAAGGCATTCCTCAAAGTCAATACAGTATGATATTGTCAACCCTTCTGTGGGTGCTTTTGGTAAAGATTGCAGTTGTTTGAGAGTACTAACAATTACCACATTGGCGTTATCTCGAAGAACGAACTCAAAAGCATTTTTCAGATTATACACTCTGAAATTTTCTTCTTCACACCAATCCTTCCACCCCCAAGAGGCATCTTTCCGAGAAGCCCATAATCCCCCTTTCGGTTTAGTCCAATACTTTCGATTTCTAATAGGGAAACCACGCGTAGGATCAAACACGTTCGATCCATAATGAATATAAACAGGCCCTTTCATGTTTCTTTTCTCCTTTCGCTTATCTCATAGCTCTCAGCAAATCCAAAATATCCGCTGTCATATTGCCGGCAGATTGGAATATTTGACTTGTTCTCGGATTTACTTTCGAGTAATCGAGCATCTTTACCATGAATTCATGGGCAAGTTCACAAAATTCATCGATAGATCCGTACGTTCTCGGATATATTCTTTTCGTGATAAAATCCCTGAACTCGTCGACGGCCCATTGTGAATAACATGCTCTTTTGAACGCTTCTGCCCACTTTCCGAATAATGGGGGCAGCTGAGCGTCCATGTGATACATGTCATATAAAATTAGTTCAAGCTGATCGATGCCCATCGTCTTCTCCTTTCCTGCTATTTTTTGGTTTTACTTTTATAATGGGGTACAAGGCCCCGCACTTATCGGCCCAACCAGAATTCCGGACGAACTCCATTTGGGTTCAAAGAGGGTTGAAAAAGCGAATCGCCATAGGTGCTCACCGCAGCGAAATAAACCGAAGAAATATCTTGCTTCATCGTATTACGGAGCCACCACCAGCACCAATCGTCATTAAAAATACAAGCCCGGTTGTCTCTCCGCTTCATTAGCTCAAACTGCTCATCCTTATCAGGTTCAAAATTCTCATAAAAGTAGTCATGCCCAAAGATTTCCCCCATTGTAGGCAGCGTAATATCCGTTACCTTACAACGCAGTTTTTCTGGAAACGCTGGAAGTATAGTGTTACGGAGCCAGCGCTTCATATCCGACTGTTCAAAACCACCGGCATTGGTACCAGATTCATTCATCGGACGGTTGGCGATGGCATCGTCAAACAGAAAAAGAATTCCTTTCTTTGTTACTTTCTGCGCTGTGGCCGTAAATTCCCCGAAACCACAAAGTTTTACGGCGATCTGATCCCCTATGCAGATTTCATATGGCCCCATAACATTGGTCTCGAACATTACCTTTCTTGTTACTTTCATCTCTTTTCTCCTTTCGTGTAACAGCAAAATATAAGAGCCAATGACTGACTCAGAAAAGTAAGAGAGACTGGTGATTTATACATTCCTGTATACGATATCTGCTGATTTACTACATAGATTCGCATATGTCTATGTATGACCGTTATCAGCTTTATCCCAACTATCTCTCATAATAAGACTTGTAAATTTCGCGTGGCAAAAGAAAAAGAGCCGTTGTTAGCAGCCCTTCTCCTTACAAACCAATGCTCTTTAAAATTTTCATAAGTTCGTCTTTTTCGAGTTCAGCATCTACATCCAGATGGACATGTGTCTTTCCATCGATAACCGTTGCGTTCACCTCATTAAGTTTGAGTTCTATTTCATACCCAAACTTCTTTCGGATTAGCATAGCTATCAACTTCGACAGAATACCCGTCGTGAATTTCGACCCTATTTTCATTTCGTCCATACTCCTTTTACTCCTTTCAAATATCCATTGATTTCCGTAAAAGAAGATGTAATTTTGGCGAACTCAAATCTCTCGTCTGTCAAAGACGGTCTCCCATCGTTCTCGCTTGATAGGCTTCATCTTCAGTGCCCACATGATTTGACGGACAGTAACGGTAGGGTAGAGGCCATCTGTGCATTCTCTGGCACGACTATTGAAATATTCCTGAAAATCGGGGTGTAGATATAAAGCATCTGTAAGCCATAAGTCAACTTCGCCCCACCAAGTGCTTTTGGTATCCTTGTCGAATCGTTGCTGAATTACAGCTAACCCTTTTTCTCCAATTTTATATAATGTGCAGCTATTATAGATCGGATGCTCACATACGTAGCGTAAACCGTATAATGACAGGTAAATACCCGGCTTATCAAAATGGTATCTCATAAAACGCCTCCAAAAACAAAAAAGAGCCCGTGTTACAGGACTCTTTCCCTTTGCAAATAATCTTTATTTAATCCTCGTTATCAAAGTAACCGCAGACTTCTTCTTTGGTAGGATACAGGGCTTCATATTCTTCATCATTCTCCATTCCGTAATGATCCAAATCTACGGAATGCCCGCATTCGAGGCAGACCAATGTGTCTTCCCATTCATCCTCGAACTGCATCTTTGCCCCGCATTCACTACAAATATATCTTCCTGTAAGTAATGCGTCCTTTTGCGCGTCGTTAAAAAAGCTCATTGCAATTTTCCTCCTTGAATAAATTGAGTGGCAACAATATTCATTATAGTTGACCCTCATAATTAGTCAAGAGACAAAAAGCGCCTTCATATCTCTCATAATAACCCTTGTAAAAATAGCGTAAAAAAAAACGAAGAGGACGTGTGTTTTTCACGAACTCTCCGCTTTGGAACCGATTTATTTCTTAGTCGGCCTGAATCGACTGAATAAACCCCTGAATGTGGTAGAAGTATACGTACCGTTTTCTTCAAACTTGAAACCCCGTCTCATCCAGACAGCGTAGAACATCAATGGTAGTATCAATTCGGCCATAGCAATACCAAGTCTGATATATCGATCTTTGACTGATTCTTCTAGTTGAGCGCATCTAATCTCCGCTTCATTCTCGCGATTCTCAGATTTTTCAACACTCTCCATTAAAACTTTGTCTTCATCGAGTTTTAGCCTGTATAGCTTAGCCAAGTTATCAACTGCTTTGGAATGTTTTTCGCTTCCAATTTCCAGGGAAGATAAGTTCTCAATTTGGTCCTTAATCTCTCCTTCCAGCATAGTTTTAATTTTTTCGTCCATATTCAATTCTCCTTTCGATTATATGGTTCCATAACAGAAGCTGTTATTTGTGCGGAATGAAGTTATCAGATTTAACTTTTAGGATTACATAGCTTTTATTTTCAACTTGATCGACACCCTTGGATAACTCCAAAAACATATAAGCTCCATCTTCGGGCTCTGACCTGTCGATCCTAAGTTTACCTACGACAAATGTTCTAAATATAAGCATGACGATAAGGGCCCCAATTACAAAACCGAGTCCAAAAGCCATTATTGCTGGCATATCGCTTCCTCCTTTAAAAATGTTTTTCCAAATTTTCAACCCGGGGAATTTTTCAGATATCAATTTAACATGTTTTTCCGTCACCTGCGTACTGAATTCTAATCTAGGATAAAAAGAAAGAGCCGTTGTTAGCGGCTCTTTTTTAATGGTTTGTGAAAATATCAATCCGAATTTTTCCACAAGAATCGCATGGTACAACAGAAATTTTAGGCTCACCATCTCGCTCAAATACCCAGCACACATTTTCATTATCTGGATTCCATTTAAGCCCCAAAAGCTCATATATCGTATTAAGATATATGTAACCTTGGTGCTTGCATAGATCCTTAATGTACTCATGCTGAGTTTTTACAAGTAATCTGTTAAACTCAAAATTTTCATCTACCCATTTTGAACTATTCTTGTCGAATCTAATTGTGATTTGCATAAGATCACACTCCTTTCACAAAGGAGCTTGTTATTCTTGCGAACCCTCATAGACGATTTTCTTCCGCAAATCCGACCAAGTTATGTATCGTTCTTTTTTGCATACCGGGCAATAGAATTTGCTCACCTTGCCGCCTATATCCGTCAGCTCGCTGCTTTCCGCTTCAAGTCTGCTCTGGCAGTTTGGGCAGTTAAATCGATACACCTTCTTAACAGCCACATCTACAATCTTCACTATATCACCCTCTTTCTTGGCTGAGCAGCCAGAAGAACCGTCTGTACAAGTCATAATAAGTTTCCTTACAGCATGGGATATCCAGTGTAGTTTTCAAATAATCATAGGAAACGCCCTCTGTTACAGCCTTTAAAATATAATGGGCTATTGAAGGGTCAGTGTCCCGAGCTATACGTTCCAGCATATCCATACGTTCTGCATAAAACAGTCTTGCTATGGCCCACTTAGCGACTGGATCTTCGAATTGACGAGATTTAGGTGAAGTAATCACTTCGATTGGTTTTCTGCTCATTCCATCTAACGATAAGTAAGCTTTCTTCCAGATGGTGTATTGAAGGCAGAAGTGTTTCAACTCGTAATACCGGTGTTTTTCAATCCAGTATTGATTTTTCTCGGACAGTTCCGGCCTTATCGTTGTACTCATACCCGTTCACCCCTCCATACATACCCAGTTTCCTGCCATAACAATTTCGGGGAAATGTAAAAGTTGATTCGTCCGTATTTCGAATTCATCTCCTCCAAATTTGTGATGAGCTTTCCGTTTCTGGTTGCTTTACCGATTGGCAGCCACCCGGATACGATACCGGCTCGAATCCATGACGCATCTTTTCCATAGACTCTCGCTGCTACAGCCACCGGAACAGATCCAGATGCAAATATTATTTCATTCATTGGCGTTTGCCTCCTTTCAACCGCTATTCTAGGTTAGAAACAGCTTTTAGTGAAAACAACTTAGGTGGAGACAGCCGCCATCGGATCATCGTCATTTCACAAGGGTAATCTTCAAAGCCAAGCGTTTCGCAGGTGATAAGTCCTTCCAAAACACCGATAATGATTTCTGCTTCGTATTGCTTGTATGGAAATATAAAGTCCGGAAGTTCCCGATGCATGGCACTGCATTTTTGGCATCGGAACCTTCGAATATCTACTTTGTTTTTGACACCGTATTTCGTCCGTACAGTTCTTTTCACGGTATCGTAATATTTCAACTGTCCGCCGCATTTGGGACAGGTTGATTTGCTGTTACTAATCATATCTCATCTTTTCCTCCAATCACAGCAAGAAAAGTTTTGTGTAGGAGTTGACAATTCCTATACTTATGATATATGATTACTAATAGCAAATCAATGGAAAGGTGGTCTCTATGCTTATAAAATGTCCGGAGTGCGAATTGCAAGTAAGTGATAAAGCTGTTTCCTGTCCGCATTGCGGATACCCGATGCAGCCAAACGCCAAATCAAGAAAGCCTCGAAACAAAAACAACAAGCGACGCCGTTTACCAAACGGGTTCGGACAGATCAGCGAGATTAAAAACCGTAATCTCCGCAATCCTTTCAGGGCGATGGTAAGCGTAGGAAAAGCAGAAAACGGACGGCCAATATGCAAGCCCCTGAAGCCGGAATCCTATTTTCCTACCTACAATGACGCCTATGCCGCTCTCGTAGAATATAACAAGAACCCATACGATCTTGAGCCGTCTCTTACTGTCAAAGAACTGTACGAACGATGGAAACCGGAATACTTGAAAACCCTGAAGAACGAAGCGAGCGGCAGAGCTGTGGAATCCGCCTGGGGATATTGTTCGTCCGTATACGGCATGAGGGTAATTGATGTCCGAGCACGTCACATAAAAGGCTGTATGGAAGAAGGGGTATCCGTAGTACGGGGAAAAGAACAAACCCCGAGCGCGTCAATGAAGAACAAGATTAAGTCTCTGTTCAACTTAATGCTTGATTACGCTTTGGAGTATGAATTGGTAGACCGTAACTATTCGAGAACGTTCAATCTAACCGAGGAAACCATCAAAGAAATCGTAACGGTAAAGAAAGAACATATACCGTTCACACAAGAAGAGATGGATTTGCTCTGGCAGCATGTAGATGATAAAATGTATGTGGACGTTATCCTGATTCAGTGCTATTCCGGATGGAGGCCACAGGAAATTGGTTTGCTGGAATTGAAAGACGTGGATCTTGAAAACGGTACATTCAGCGGGGGAATGAAAACTGACGCAGGTACCAACCGTGTTGTACCTATCCACTCGAAAATAAGGCATTTGGTGGAACGGCACTATAAAGAGGCTCAGGAAATAGGAAGCATGTATCTGTTTAATTACGCCAATCCAAGCAGCAGGGTTAAGAATACAGCTTTGACCTACAACAGATATCAAAAGGCATTTGGGATGATTCGGGGCGAACTGAAACTTAATCCGGAGCACAGACCCCATGACGGACGCAAACACTTTGTCACCATGGCTAAAAAATACGGCGTTGATGAATACGCTATCAAGTATATGGTTGGTCATAAGATCTCTGATATAACCGAAAAGGTTTATACACAGAGAGAATTTGAATGGCTGAAAGACGAAATAGAAAAAATAAAATAG